ATTTTATAAAAAAATTAAAAGCGACTATGTTCTTAATATTAATAAGATCGTAAAGGAAAAATTTCAAACTGAAATCTTTATTCCAAATAAAGTCCAAGCGTTTCTATTAAATTATGAAATTTCTAAATTGATTGATAAAGTTATTAAGATAAAGAACCAGAAATATTCCAGGCTAATTTATCTAAATACTGAGCTTTCGCCAACTGGCATCTTGAATTCAATTAATTTCTTAAAGACCACATATACTTGGGTCGAGTTTGATTTTACCGTAATTGATCCAGACCAAGAATTTCAAGCCGTTCTAAAAGACATAAAAAAAGGAGATCATTGATCTCCTTTTCTATTTAAGTAAATTTAATATTATTCTTCGTCTTCGTCAGTTAATTCTTCCGACTCGTCCTCTTCTGGCATTTCTGCAACTCTTTGAATAGCTGCTTTAAATATTTCAACACATTCGTCTTTTTCGATTTCCATTTTTTCGCAAGCAATTTCTAAAATTTCTTTTAGTTCATCACTAAACTCTTCCATAAACATTTCAAGAGCTTCTTCGTCGATTTCTGGAGTTTCTTCTATTTCAGTGTCTTTAATTTCTTCGTCTTCTTCAAACATATAGTTTTCAAATTGAGGAACATGACTTTCTTTTACTATTGTAACGCCCATTGCTGGAGTCGTATTTAAAGGTTCTTCGATTTTAATCTTAGCTGCACGACTTGGTACATCACTATTAAAAGCTTTCCAATAACTATCGTTATTATGATTCTTTCCGCCATTTTCAAAGTTAGCGTCTCTTTTTGCAATATTAGTCCATTCTTTTAAAGACTTTCTTTTAGATTTATCAAATGACTCAGTTTCGTTAGGTCCACCAAACGACGGAGCCTTTATATCCATAAATCTTTTAAAGTCTTTAACAGCGCTGCTTTTTAGGTTAAAAATATCCATTTAGCTTTAGGTTTTTAATTTTTAGAATTGTCCGTTTCTGGTTTCAGTATAGCTATCTGCAACGAATTGGAATGCTGTTGTATAGATTGCATCACCTTCGTATTTCAAATCCATTTCACCAGTTAAATTATCTCCGTAAACAAATACTGGAGAGAATGTGAATTCTCTATAGATATCGCCGGCTCTGTTGTGTATACCTACATAAATGTTGGCACCGTTTGGAGCATAGTCCTTTTTAAGACCTTGACGACCAGTTAATGGATCGTATACTAGGTTACCCCATGCTCTAAATTGATTGTAAATATACATTTCATTTGCGTCATTTAAGTTGACTTCAAACTCAATTGTAAGTTTTGCACCAGTTTCCTTAGGAGCTGCTGCCGCGAAATATCTTTTAGAGAATCTGTACTTTTGTTCAGCCAATGTACCGGTACCAGCTTGTTCTGGTAAACCTTTAATTGATTTTACGTGCTCAACCAATAATGGGGTAATTGTATTATTGTTGATTGATGCAGGAGGGGTAATAATTACCGTGAACTGGTTAAGGTATAACGGTTCAAATAGATTACGACCTACTGTTGAATTTTTAAAATGTGGTAAACCTGCCATTTATATTGGACCTTTTTGTTTATTTATTCTTTGAGTTATGCATTATCTCTACGCTCGTCTTCCTCCCATTTGGTAAGAAGCTTTTTAAACTCAGCTTCTTTTTGTTCTGGAGTCATGGTTTTTGTTCTATTGAACTCTAACTCATTTATTCTACGCTTTAACTCTCTTGCACTAACTTCGTTATAAGTCTTTGCGGTTTGAGTTGATGGTAGAGATTCGTTTCCAACAATATCTAAATCTAACGTTGGAATAACTGCAACAATTAAGTTTCCAGCATAGACTGGATCATCGCTTTGAAAATCTTCAAGCTTCATATCAAAGCTTGCACCAAATAATTTAGTTAATCTAGTAGAAGCTGGTGTAATTGAAATAGTAAATTTATCGGCGTTTGCTATTTTATCGCCGCCTAATTCCTTTAACATGTTATTTGACATTAAATATCTAAATTTAATGTTTTTTTCGCCAGAACCTTCTTCAATCATTCGTAACTTATTTGTTTTAATAGTTACATAATAATTACAGCAGTCTTCTTCTGGTTTTTCTTCAATTGTACACTCTTTTTCAACTTCCTCTAGCGTTTTGTATGGGCCAGACGCAAGTTTTATCTTACCCTTAGCTTCAATATCAGTTCCAATTAAAGATTCTATAGTTGGAGCAGTTTCGCCAGACTTAACCTCGATTGTATGTATTACTTTATTCTCGTCTTCCATTGTTAAACAATAAAAAAGAGATTCGGCCGGAGCCGGTAGCAATTTTTGATCTTCTGGATCTTCTTTTGTATATTGAGCTGCATCATATGGAATAGTTGCAGGCAAGCCTGGTTTTTGTATAACAGCAGGTAGTCCTGGTTTTTGAGTAACTGCAGGCAATCCAGGTTTCTGAATAGTCGCAAGTTCCTTACTTCCTTGAACAGCAGGTAGATTAGATCCTCCGGCTGGAAGCTCAAGAGCTTCGTTTTTAGTAGACTTGCTCTTCTTTTCATTAACATAACCACAAATAACTTTGTGTATTGCAAGTAAAAGGTCACGTATTTTATCTGCACCTGTATACTTTACATAGGTAGAATTTCCATAGGCATCTACAAAATCTAGGTCAGGGTACACATTAAAGTTGTGCAAAACGGTTTTTTGATCGTTTTGGTTCCAAACTGGCTCGCAGTCTTTAACTTGCCATTTAAGTTCGTGACTTTGAAAAATTTCGCAGATTACTCCCATTTAATTATGCTTGTGGTTTTTCTCCTCTAAAGGCTTTACCTTTATTGGAATCTTTTCTTTCTGGATCAACTGTTTTATAGTTTGCCCAAATTTCATTGTATATTCGACAGCTTGCTCCCATAAAATTAATAATGCCGACAAATTTCTTACGATCATCGCCAGTCATCTTGGAAACTTTTCTTCCAATACGTCGAGCATCGTCAAGATCTAATTCTTCTTCGTCATCTTTACCAACTAATTCTTTAAGAGAATTTCTTTTCTTTTCATTTAGTTGAATAAAAGACTCAAACGTCATTGATCTTGAGTCTTCAGCATATGCTGACTCATGGTCAGCTGCATATGATTCAAATCGATCAAGCTCGTCGCCAGTCATTAGACCAGTTGCATACATAACAAATCTTTCATAAAGATCTGCTCTTTCCTGCATAGGAATACCTGCTTCATCCATATATTGAATTATGCTAGGAGGTACGCTTAGTGTAATCCTCATCGAGTTTTTAATTATTTTTGTTTGCTAGCCATCTTAGGATCAACTGACTTAGTGATAGCTGTACCTTTAATAACTAATTTGCCAAATGCTGGATCAACTGACTTAGTGATAGCTTTACCTTTAGGCGCAGCTTCTGCTAAGTTTTGGTTAACAGACTTAGTGATTTTAGCACCTTTAGCGGCTTTAAGATCAGTCATTTTAGTGTCAACTGATTTTTTAATGCTAGAACCTTTAGGCATATCTAATTTAGCCATTTTAGGATCAACGCTTTTTCCTAATCTAGAACCTGCAGCAGGCATAGATGCTAAGTTTTGGTTAACTTTTTCAGTTAGGAATTCTGTGTAAGACAATACTTGGTTTGCCATTTCATTGTTTCATTTTTTTAATTACTCGATCTTCTCTGATCACTCCTGGTCTCTCCAATCCTGTAATATGAGTATTCATATTAAAAATAAGTTAAGGCCGTTAGAGGGTCTCAGATTAAATAGTTGTTATAATTACCTAATTAGACAATTATTTTAGTTATTTATCTGACCTCTTAAAATAAGAAAGCCCTCCGAAGAGGGCTTTACTTTATTGAGATATTAATCTATTAAAGACTAAGCAACATACTCACCAGTTAAGTGTTTAACACCCGTTGCATTAGCACCGTCAACAATATTAAATTGTACGTACTGAGTTTGTGGATGCCATCCAGCTTCAACTAGAGCATATCTTGACTTCATTCCGATTTTCGGAGAGAATGTACCCTCTGAAATAGTTTGAAGAGATTCAGCCATGATGTAAGGCATGAATTTAAGTCCTGGCTCTTCGTCAGCACCTTTACGTCCGATAAGAACAGTGTTGTTATCAAAACGTAAGTTTGGATCAACATAGATAGTTAAACCGTGAACTTTACCAGCAGGGTAAAGAGTTCCAGCAGTAGAACCTAAATCATTGTTGAATGGAGCGATTGAATAACCAGCAGCATCAGCCATAGCAGATGCAACTTTAGCAGAAACTACTGCGAAAGTACCAGCTCCGAAACGAGCTCTGTGATAAATTAAGTTAGCAGATTCAAGAATCTTAGTAACTAATTTTCTTTGAGAAGTCGTTACGTTTTCAAAAGTACCAGAACCTGGTTGAACGTTAACGTTAGCAACATAACCTTCAGTTGCGTTAGCAAGTGTAGCATTAGTTGTAGCTAAGTTTTTAACTTTAGAAACGATTTCTTTGTTGATTGTTTGAGCAAGCTCATTAACAGCAACGTTCTCCAACATAGAGATTGCATCGAAATTCCAAACTCTGTTAAGATCTTGGATTTGTTCAACAGTTGCAGAGATAGAAACTTGAGAAGTTTTAGCCTCAACGAACTTAGTAAACATTTTAAGACCCATTTGACGGAATTTAGAACCTTCACCAGCTGCTCTATCCATAGATTGAGTATACTCATTTCCAGAAAGGAAAGGACCAGAGAAATCTGTGTGAGCTTCAGTTGAAGTCGAAGTGAATCCAGAGATGTGGTTTTCTAAAGCAGATACTAAATCAACTTTGTTAGCCGCATCTAAAGTTACACTGTTTAACACTTTACCAGCACCTAAGTAAGTAGCTAAAGTGATAGAATCATCAGAAGTAACTACTTTGAAGATCAATTGACCGTCAATACGTGAAGCACCTACGAATTGTAGTGTAAGTACTGCAGCTGTTCCAGCTCCATCACCATCAACTGTGTACTCAGTACCAGCTGTGAATGTAGCCTTTTCACCTGTAGTGAAATCAGCGATTTTGATCAAATATGGTTCGAATTCAGTACCTAAGTTACCACCTTGGTAAACATAATCTAGGTAAGGAAGGAAACCAACTGGAGAGTCCATAGGAACTACACCAACTAGGTCGAAACCAATTGTTTTTGCTGCTACTTGAATAGCAACTGGCAATAAACTTGGGAATTTATCACCTGAACCGTTTGCACCTGTTGTAGGAGCTAATGGGTTACCGATTCCACTGATAGAACCTGGTTGTTGATAGAATAAGCCTGGAGCAACTGTAGCTTCATTGATTGAACCTGCGTTTTCGAACATTGCGTGATAGTGGCAATAATCTACTAACCAAGGACGTGAATCTGCGTTTACACCATAGCTTTCTAAAACTGGAGCCCAAGTTGACTTAATCGAAGAATCGTTTAGTCTTTTAAATACTTTTGTAGACATTTTGTTTTAAAAATTTTTTAGTTTTGTGCTCTTCTTTTTAGAGCGTCGAGGTATGTGTTACCATAGCCTCTTTGATGTTCCGCAACTTTCTCAATCGAGATAAAACCTTCTCTACCTTGGCTTTCGTTGATGTGTTGCGCATTTTTATTTTGTTTTTCGAAATAAATTCTTTCATTAATTCCTCTTAGATCTCTGCTCTCCCAGAAGTTTTTAACTTGGTAAGGAGTGTTAAGAACAGTTAGGGAAGCTTGTGCTTCTAAGCGGCTCTTTTCTGCAGGGGTCATGCTTTCAAAAATATCTTTGAATTTAGTAGGCATGAATTTGATTAAGGTAGGAACGTTTTCTTGTTGTTTGTTAAGAACTGACTCAATAATTTGGATAACGTCTTCTTCTTTAAAATAAACTGCTCCAGAAAGAGCTTCTATAATAGCAGTTTTTTGTGTTTGATCTAAATTAAAGAATCTTGATTTATTATCTTCGTTAAGAAGTTTTAGGAATGGATATCTGCTTTCTAATACAGATTTAGCTGAGTTATCTTTAATATGCTTAACAATTGCATTTACTGAACCAACTATATCGTTAACTTTAGAACCTTCAGCAACTTGGTAGTTTACTGATTCGTCTAATTTTTCGATTTGGCTAAATGCAGAGGCAGATTTGGTAGAAAGACCAGATTTACCGTCATTTAGTGATTCTGCAATATACTCAGAATATTTAATTCCTTTTTCAAGGTTTTCAGCAAGATAATTAGCGTAACCAACTGAGTGCTTTAAGTTTTCAGCAACGTATTCAGTGTATCTGATACCTTGTTCTGATTTTTCAGCAACATACTCAGTGTATTGAATTCCTTTATCAAGGTTTTCTGCTAAGTATTCTGTGTACTTAATATTTTTGTTTACGTTTTCTGCGATATGCTCAGAGTAATCAATTGCATTATTTAAGTTTTCGCCAACGTATTCAGAGTAACCGATACCTTGTTCAACTTTTTCAGCAAGATAATCCGAGTAATCGATTACCTTATTAACTTTCTCAGCAACATGCTCAGAATAGTCAATTGATTTGTTTAACATGCCAGAAAGGTAATTGTTATATTCAATTACTTTGCCAAGCTCGCTTGAAAGATAGTTAACGTACTCAACTAATTGGTTATTAGTTGCAGGTGTGTTTTCTTCTTCAGCATTTAGATCTGTAACCAAATTCGGATCTTCATCTGTTTGGTCTTCTTCGGTAACTGCGAAGTTATCAACCATTTTATCTACACTCTCCTTAAGAGAATCAAACTTGCCTTTAACAAGTTCAGAATATTGGTTGAACGCTTCTTTCGTTACAAACTCATTAGTCATGTGTTTGTTATTATTTTCCATAGGTTTTACTATCTCTTCATTATTTATCTTATAAACTTTGATCGATTCTGCGAGGTTTAAGCTTTCAGAAATATCTACCAATTTGTTTATAATTGAGCTTGATTTAATATTATCCAAAGATTCGAAAAGCATAGAATAATTGCTTTGGAAACTTTCGTTAACTGATCTTCTAAGAACTGCTTCGCTAAAACCAGGCTCAGCGACTAAGTCGTATGTGAATATTCTTTGGATTTTTACTTTACCCTCATTTGCTACTTGACCAGCAGCTCTTGAAGAGGTTGAAATTGTACAGCCTGACTCAACTAGAGTTTTTGCAATCTGACCAGCCGGTGTATTTAGCAGACGTACTTTAATTTTTACGTTATTAGAATCTTGATCGTACCATAATTTCTCAATTACGTGAGAAACATTCTTAAGTGAAACATCAAAATTTTGTGGATGATCTAACTCACCAAATAGTTGACCCTTTTCGATTTTCTCGTTTAGGTATTCTAGGTGTGGAAGATACTCAGCTTTTTCGTAGATTCGGTTGTTGTTATTCTTTGTGTCAAATACTGCACAAACCCCTTCCATAACAATGTCACCATTCTCTGACTTAACTGTGTTTAGACCTTCATTTACTCTTTCAATAATGAAGAGCATATCTGAGGTATTTGTAATTTCGTTTACGTCTGTAAGGACCACGTTGCCTGATTTTTTTTATTATTTATATCGTATCAGTACAAATAATTTATAACAGATGACAACTTGTCATCTATATAGTTTTATTTATTAAGCGTAGTAGGTCCTGCTTCTCGAGATCAGTTAGTTTATCAAAATTAGGTACCCTTGTATGAATTTTAAAGACATATGCACCTTTATTTTGAAACCCAGTAGCTAATCCTCGGCCTGGAATGGTTATTTGAATATCGCTAAAGGACTTAGCGCTAAGAGATTTTATCTTAAATTTTGTGCCAGACACAGATTTAAAGATTAGATTTTCAATATTAATTAACTCGGTTAAGTCTACTTCTCTGTTATCTATAATATTACCGGCTGCATCCATAACAATACCAGATGGTATTACTATTTCTAATAGGACATATAGATTACCAATAAATGTGCGATTAAACATTGCACCTCCACCAAGTTTACCAGTATTTCCCATATTTTGGAAAGTTAATCTAGAAAATGCTCGATTACCATCAAAAATTAATTGGTGTTTGGTTTTGTCTGGGCTAAGCTCTACACTAAAACGATTTGGGGTAGACTCGCCCTTTTTATTATAGACTACTTCAATAGTCTTACCAGTTAAAAGGTCTTTAAGATCGATTTTTTGATTAACTACTATATCAAGATCAATACCCCAATTTTGGGTAAAAATATCGGTTGAGCCAAATCCGCTAAACATGTCACGAAGGTCCTCAAAGTTAGCACCGCCTTTATCGTAACCTTTACGCTTTTCTACATCTCCTAATACACCATAAGCTTCGGCGATTTCCTTAAATTTGGAATCACCGTCAGGATTTTTATCAGGGTGATATTTAATGGCAAGTTTTCGATATGCCTTTTTAATATCTGCCTGATTGCATCCGCGCTCAACTTCTAGTATATTATAATAGTCTTTCACTATAATTAATATACCTAAATTACTTACCCACGGTAACTGTATCTGATAAAATTAATGGTTTTGCTAAACTTACAACGCCTTTAGCTAGGCCTGGGGTCGACGGCATTTTGCCATCGATCATTGATGCAAGGGACTCAATTGTTGCCATAAGTGCATCTCCCATAACAGCTGGCTCAGTTAAGCCGCTTGCTCCAAGTCTAGTAAAGTCTCCTCTAAGCCATACTTGCTCAGATGTTACCCTAACCTCAGAGGTTGCTGTAATATCAACAGTTGAATTTGCAATAATTTTAATAGTAGGACCCTCTAGTTCAATAATAGACTCAGTGTCTTTATGCTCAATTGTAATAGTTGAATCCTGAGCAATATTAATTCGGGATTTTTTATTTTCGAATGTTAAGCCTTTGCCTACAGTAAACCACAATTTAAGCTGTTCATCGCCATCCCATAGGATAAAATGCGAACCTAAATATTCACCATCCTTTTTTAATTCTTCCTGTAAGTCTGCCGCAAGTTCCTGTAACTGAGAATACTCAGGCGAATAAATGTCGCCTTGATCAAATGTTACAACTACAAGGGCTCCGTTTTTTGGAATAGAAATACTGGCAGCACCCTCTTTACCAAAAAATGTAGGTTTTGCCATTGGATTTGCCCAAGGAAGATCCTCAGTTTTTAGTGTATCAAATACTCCATGCACTAAAATTTTACATCGACCCTGTTTAAGAGGATCGTTTGCATCAACAACTGTACCCATATACTTTTTTAAAATATAGTCAATCGTTGTGTCTGACGAGCGTTTAATATCTAGGTCTCTGTTTACAATCATTATGGCTTAAGTGGATTTTGACTAGTTATTTTACCTCCAACTTTCCTTTGGTTTACCGCTTTCATAATTGGAACGTCTCCTGGGAAAATATCAGTATTAATTTTTCCAATTTGGGTAATCTCCTTTCCAGGAAACATATCATTCTTGATTGGTGAAGCTGTTCTGGTGTCTTTACCTGGAAATATATCATTTTTAATTGGTAAAACAGTTCTAATGTCTTTGCCTGGGAAAGTGTCTTTTGTAATTGTACCACCGGCCTTTCGTTCAGTTAATATCTGTACTAGCGATCCATCATATAAGTCATCATTAATTGGAGCAGCTCCTCTTTCTTTGGTAACTGCGGTTAAATCTGTTGGCGAAAACTTTTCAAATGGCCTAGAATTAAGAGGACCATTTGATAGTGCACCATCAACGGCTGCATCAAACTGTCTTTCTAGACCAAGTAGAGCATCATTTAGGGCTCGTTGAGGAGCTCCTAATATATTAGTTAGAGCTCGACGGCCCGCGGATAACACTCTAGTTATTCCTCCAGTAAAAGGACCAAGATCAAGAGCACCGCCCAATCCTCCAAATAGTGGATTTAAGCCAGCTTCATCATCAAAGAAACCAGCTGTGCCAAATGCTTTATCGCCAAAATATGTGGCTGGCATTACTCGATCAACAATAATTTTAATTTTAGGTTGTAGGTTACTGGAAGATTCGCCAGTCGACGATTTAGTTTGAGTTCCTGCATTTTCTAAAAAGTCTGAAAAATCAAATTTGCAGCCCATGCATCTAAATGCAATTCCACCAAAGTTTACCTGGCCACTGAACGTTTCATCGTATTGTGCACTGGGTCCGCCAAAGCCTAAATTAATATTAAGTCCAACATTTTCACCATTTTTTAGGAAACGTAAATCCATAAAATAGATATCCATTGAGAACTTTTCAAGATTCGGAGGCAATACCTTTCTACCATTAAACGAATCATAACTCAATAGACGATATGCTTCGGCAAGGCGGGTTAATCTAAGATCTACTGTCTCATCTCCAGTTATTGTAAGTGTAATTGGTTCAAATTTGTAGCCTGCTTGGCAAGCTTTCCATAGGTTAGGTATTCCATCTAGTTCTTTAAATGCCCATGGAGATTTTTCTTGAATATGATTTAAAGTTTTAATAAATTCCATTAAATAGAAACCTCGGTTTAATTCGCCAGCCGGTCTATTTGTGATAGTAGAGGCTGCTGCCGAATTCAATAGTAGATTTTTAGGTAAAATTTCGTCGTTAGTTTCACTAAGTTTAAGAGAAAAACTATTCAAGTATTGAATTGCACAGGCTTCGCTGGCATTTGCAAGTAGGTCAGGAAAATTTGTTCCAGTGTTTACTTCAGTAATACCGCTTCCATCTGATGACATTTTTGCCCAGTCTGGCAAATAGAACAGTGGATTTGCTTTAAGCCCAGTGTATGGGTTTATAGTTCCTTTAGCTTCACTTAATTGACTATGTATGTCTAGTGCAAATCCAAAATAGGTAGGTTCATCATATCCAGTCGAAAGCCTAGAATTTCTAAATGATTGAATAATATTAGGTAATGATCTAGTATCTTTATCATTTACAACAGATGCTACCCAAGAGCTTCTTTTATCACCAGCTGTTGCGTCAGCACCCAAGGCACTGCTATTAACATATGGATCTGGTTGTGGTTCAAAATCTGGTAATGACATTGTATTTAAATATTTTTTTCCGAGTCTAATTTATTATCATCACTAATTTCAAGCCATTCGCGTCTAACTAAAATAAGTTCAGTTGAATATTTAAATTCAGACGCTTCTGGGCTTCCATTAAATTCATATATTATATCTTTTACAATATATGGTCCAGTCAAGTATAAATCAATTACTTCCCCTGATCCTTTGATTGAGGTGACGGGTTGTTCAAAGTTTGAATCTGGCGCAATTGCATCTGCTTCACCTGATAATTGTCTCTTAATTAACACATCAACTTTACCACCTCGATAGATAGCTTGAGTTACTCCAGGCAGCTTAACAACCAAATAATTTTTTCCAAGTTCATCAGTATTATGGCTATTTAGTAATCTAGCAAATTTATAGTTTGCATGGCCGTTATTATAGTCAACTCCAACCCACCTACTAGTTTGTTCCTTTGAAAATGTAGCAAGCTTGGGTTTTTGATAAGTAGCATTTTTATTCTCAATTGTTTTTTCGCTCAATGGCTCAATATAGTGATTGATTGGCAGCTTATTTTCTAAATAAAACTTTCTATCGTGCCACGTAATACTTTTCCTAAAGCTTTGTTTTGATAAAACCTCGCCGTGGTTAGAATACATTGCATAGTGTGCAATGTTGAATCCAGAATGGGTGTCCGTGATTGACGAAGATAATAGTACATCGATTAACTCTGTGTCTTTAGGTTTATCGTCTTTTGATTCAGTCTTACTTACACTATTGACTGCACTATATTGAGACTCCATTCCATCGCCGGCTGTTTGCATAACTTTAGTTTCTTTGCTAAGGGCTTTTTCATAATTAACAAAATTTAAAATATAATTAGTGTCGATAAAACATCCAAAAAAGCTCTTTTCGTTTTTATAGGCTCTAGCACAAATATCTTGTATGAAAGTTTCAATCGTTCCGTTTGGATTAATCCAAGTCATTAGATCATCAGTTGAAGTTTCGTTTGTTGCAAAACCTAATTTTAGGTGATCGGCCAAACTTTTTAGTGCCTCCCATGATTTCTTTTTTGGAATACTTTGTACAGTATTTCCATATATTCCAGGAACATATAGCTTTGCAGTAATTGTATAGATACTTTCAATGCGGCCTGCTCCAGTGTAAAGTGTACTTAACTCAGAGCTTACAATATTAGTAATTAAATAATCAGATCTAATTGGTTTTATTGCTGGCGAAAGGGACTTTATGTATAGTTTTAAAATAGGGTTGGTTCTTGGAAAATACATTCCAGAAAATACTCCAGTATTATCAATAACACTTAGCGTCAGCTCTGGCAAAAATCCATTTTGATTTATAGAAAGAGACACTAGCCTATTTTGTGGAACAACATAGTTATCAATTTCAACATAGGGTGCAATCAACCCAGTTACAGTTTGAATATTTGCGTTATTTGCGCGCTCGGTGGTTACTTCTGACTCTGACTCAAAACTTTCTGGATTTATATGAGAAATCCTTCTAATTTCTAAATTAGGTTGAGTAATCGCTAATATTGAATTTGGATCCAGTGCCATTATTTAAATATTTTTGATTCAATTAGGTTTTTTAACACATTTGATCTTGAAATTGGGGTAGGACAGTCCTGTTTATTAACCTTTGTAACATCTGCACCAAATATAACCTTTCCATTTTGAACTTTAATATTTTTATCGTTAGGCAGAGTCAAATTTGGCTGCGTCAAACTTGTTCCAAGCTTCTTTAAATATGAAAGTCTAGTTGAATCCCTTTTTGTAGCTAAAATTACGTTCGGCAAAGCTTTAACTGTGCCCTTATCTATAATATCTTCGGTTTTAACGAAATATGCATCAGGTGTATTTGGAACCCTAATTAATTGATCTCTAACCAAACTAAATGGATTTGATATACCATTATATTTACACAAGATATCTGCATAGTTTTCAGTTCCATAATATAGAATTGATATTAAATCTGGTCGCATTTCTTCAATAGGATCAACTTTATGTAAAGTATAGTCGCTAGTTAACTGCTTACTATCAAACCTAACTGTACCTTTGCTAAGGATTTTTTGAGTAAAACTTCCTGAAAAAAATGGTTTATTTGATATAGTTTTAAATAATAACATGGTTTACTTTATATTTTTATCTAGATCCGCCGACTGTACCAACTTCAGGCGGCACATAGAAGTATACGTCCTTTAGAAATACTGCGCCTTCTCCGTCCGCTGTGCCTGCGCCATATCGATTATTTAACCAATTTGCAACTTGTCCTTGTCTGGCGTCGCTTGCGCTCTGCTTTTTCGGCTCCTCCGTGGTTCCTCTACTAGCTAATTCCTGACCTTTATTTTCTATTCCGTATGTATTAGCCTGATCATATGTGTGTCCTACAAATGTTTCAACATAATCGGTTCGACCTAAGTTAAACGTTTGTCTAATATCAGCACTATCTCTTGGTCTGGTTGGAGAAAGAGTTACTGTAAATTTTAAATCAATTGGAAAATCTTCTGGACCCAATTCTTCGCCAAAATCCAATGAACAGCTTCTAACAATAACATCTCCAATTCTCATAATTGGATTCATTGGGTTGCCTATTGTTAAGTGCCAGTTCCCAGTTGGCATGTCTGGAACATTTGCTCTCTGTTGAACAAATGCAGGAAAACTGTCGGCTAGTGCCTTTGTTATTTCAACATTAAGAGCTGCCTCCATGGAAGCTTTGTCTGCTGCTGACATACCTTCATATGGGTTAACATTAAAATCACCACTTAATACAGATTTAGCAGTACCCACTACTACATTGGTAGCAGTCTTTGCCAAAGCCGGCGCTAATTTGCCTGCCAATTTTAAAATTGAACCTGCCCTGGCCTTGGCGATATCGGTAAATGCAGCAAGTAACTTATCTGGATTTAATCCGCCTGAAACAAAGGCACTTTCTAGTAGAGCCTGTTCAGTTGGTGCAAGTGCAAGTCCTAGTTTTTTATAGTAGACGTTTAGTGACTGCAACCATTCTCCATCAGAATAGGTTAAAGCTAGCATGTTTGCAATAATGTCTAGTGCAACTCTTTTTTGACTCATCCCAAAATACGAATCAGTTTTATATTCAAATATAATTACCCAATTGGCATCTTGAGCAGTAGTCGAAAGCCCTCTATCCCTAATTAAAAAATCTTTTTTAACATTAACTGGACCTTGTATTTGATTAAAAAAGGCGCCATTATCTGCCCATAATCCCTTTAAATAAATTTGTTCATTTTCTTCAATTTTAGCCCTACCGTATTGGTCAGCGGTTCCGCCACCAGCTATTCCATCTGCCTGATTTGCTAGATTTTCTACCGCTGCTATGAGAGCTTTATTCGCGCCGCTTGCACTTAAACCTTTAACTAGGGATTGTGTAAAATTAGTAACATTATTTCCCGCAACTTCCTTAGGCGCAGTGTCCTTTTTTGTCCAAGCCAGCGACCATGTACTTTGCCAAATTTTGTTTAGGTCATTACCCGTTCCAGCCCCAAACCAAGTTACAGCCTGTGCGACTGGTATATTTTGAACCGGTTTTGCTCTTTTAATTGCAGCATCGTCATTTGATGCTAACGGAAATTTTCTAAGGGTTATAAGTCGGTTGTTTGGCACAATTCCATACCATTTACAAAATAGGAAATCTGACCATGTGTATGGCGAGTTTTTTATGCCATACTTACTATTATCTTGATTGACTGGAATAGTTTTAGCCCAGTCAACAATAGCAGATGCAGTTGGATTACTAATAATATGAGGCGCGGCCCCATGTCTTGAACTTTGATTATTGGATGAATAGGTTGATTCATCAATTATATCAACTCCACCACTATACTTAAACACATAAAATGCATTAAATAGAGAAGTGGCTCCGCCCGATGACTGTGGAGCACCGGTTTTGGTATCTATAACTGGAACTTCTTGTCCTTTACTGCCTGTTGCCATTTAGTTAATCCTTTTTATTATCTATTTGTGACAATAAAAGAGTTCGTATGCGGAGGTAATGGATTATCCGTGAAACGGATCGAGATCTGGATTAGGAATCATTTTCCAGCGTCTTTCTAGGTTCATGCCTTGGCCTCTAGCTAATTGAATCTCTGTTGAGTGATCTTTAATTGCATTTAGTGCACCAATATAATCACGTCGATCAACAAACGATTGAACATAGTCAGCAACATCATCAGTTAAAGAAACTCTATAAACAACTGGATGGCGCTGTTGATTAAAGCTGCAGCGCATCATCATCATATTTAGCTGACCATTGTATGCTTGCATTACGCTCTTTCGGGTCGGGGCAGTTTCATCAGCAAGACCTAAATCATGGATTCTATCTAATTGATTTAGGTAATTATGATCAATATTTTCTTTAGTAAAAGATTCTACACCATGACAATCTGCAATACCAAAGTACCAACTAGCTGGCTTCTTTGCTTCATTTAAAAAAGAAGAAAAGGTTAGTACTCTACTTTCAGGCAACGGCTCATTTACATCAATTAGGTCTAGATCTGCATCGCGAAGATCGTAAATCTCGTCAAAGGTTGTACCTTCGAACTCAATAGGTTCTTCTAAATCGACCATGTATAAAGTTTGATCTGGTGCATAGTCTAATCTATAGACTTTGCCAATAGTAACAATTTTATTATCAATTGGGGCGCCTACCAGATTGAGACGGTCCATTGTATCTTTAGATAATCTAAGCTTAACTTTATCGCCGATTTCAAATGCCATTTTATGATTTATAGATTTTTACAACCAAATTACCATCGCCTTTAATTAGTCGATGCCAATCGTGCTTTTTAATATTTATTCGATTGGTTTGATTTAACTCTATAGGTAGTGAGTTATCTAATTGGATTTTCCAGCCATTACCCTCAATCAATTCAAGAGCACGATCTTCATCATCCCTATGCCATAATAGTTCAATTGGATCCACTGCTTGGGTGAATTTTCGTATTACCCAGTTATCACCAGATGCTATATCTTTATATGGATGCATGTTACCTAGTCTTTTTGACATCTGCCCAAGATTTACTTGGACCTGCCGCATTTACTCTAGCCATTGCCCATTGATGAGCAGTCATTCCTGGTCTGGAACCAGAAGAGTAGAATGCACCTAGACCTTTGGAATATTCTCGTTTTAAATCAGCAAACGAATAACCCTTTTTAGTAGCAACTGCCCTAATTTTAGCTAGGGTTTCTTTGCTAAGGTTAGAAGATTTTTTCTTATCCGCCTCAGTTACCTTTGAATCAGGTCTTGGCGTATTTTTCCAACCAGATTTCTTTCGTTCAGCGGCCTCCATCTCATCTCTAAGTTTATATGCAGCATCCTTTTTACCGCTATCTAATAAACTCTTCGCTTTATCTAGCTTTTTATCTCTAGAACTTCCTTCTGGGGCTTTATATTGAGCTGGATTTTCAAGAGTCGACTTTTTCTCAAGTAAACTTATGTATTCATTAAATGGTTTTACGTACATCGTTTATGACTTTTTATTTAGTTGGCGCTTTACCTCGGCTCTAACCTTTTCCATCTTTTTAGCATAGGCTGGATTATCATTACGATTAAATACAATTTGCTGGTTAAGGCTACCTGTAATTTTTCTCATATCGCCGCCTCTAGTTTTAATTAACCATGAAGCTAAGGCTTTGATTCCAAGGCTTTTAAATCTACCATTTGCATCAGGGGCATTTGAATCGTGCCAATCTGGTGAGTTTTTGGTTTTTCTTGCCTCTGTAATAAATTCTGTGTATGTAAGTATATTATTCATATAATTACCAGTACCCCGGATAAGTTTTACCGCCCCAAAGATGAGCATATCGATTTATTCGGCAAGCCCAATATCCAGCTTTGGTTTTGTCTTTCTTTAGGTGACATTGATGTCTAGCTGCAAATGATGCTCTAGCCTTTGGATTGCTTACCTTTGCGGTAAGGCCTCCATGGATATCGCCGAATGCAATTTTAATGATTTTGCCAGTTTTTGGATTTTTAACGTAGACATGATACTTTTTAGCACCACCTCGTTTTGGATAGTTTAGGTCAACTTCTCGACCTTTATATTCAGCCTCATTAAGTTCTTCAATTGGAAAATCTAGTGGCACTGGCTCCCCTAAATATTCTCCAATAAAACCTAAATCAGTTTTTATGAATAATTCCTCTGTAATAGAATCAAATGTAACCCCATTTTCAAAATAAAACCTAGCCTCAGTTAATAACGAAATATGTGCATCACTGCCCGGCCTAAAGGCGGATTCGGCAATACATATATTTTCATTTAAATGATACTGTAGATTAGGCGACATTTAATAATTAGATTTTAGTATTCCTTTGGGTCTTCTTGAATTAGTTCCTTATCTTGAGAATCGTTAACTTCATTAATTAAAAAGTTAAATACCTCTTCTACGTCATCTTTTGATGTAGCAATATGGTCAGCTGCCCATGCGTGTCCGTTTTTCAAAATTTCATCAACACTAGACTCGTCCATTTCTAATAAAAGATCAACACATCTTTTAATTGTTTTAAGATTTCCAAAAAACATATAATTTTCATATTCAGCTTCATGTGAATCTTCTTTGCTGTGTATTGGTTCAGCTGCTAGTTGAATTTGAGTTGGCTCGAAATCTTCTTGTGAAAATGATTCGAAAGTTTTAATTTTTTGCATTTTACTTTTTATTTAAATTTTTATAAAAGCTAGTAAAGTCTAAAATATTTCTATTAGCTTTTTTAGATTTCTTTGGTTGAAAATTATCACCAGAACCTGGTGAAGTTTGAGTTGGCGCAATTGGATTACCCATGCCGCCGATACTTGCTGGTGTTTGCATTGCTACACCTGGTGATGCAACATCCTCTTTAACTTGACCGGATCCAACTTTAGTTGCTCCTTTAATTTTACTTTGTGGTGCATCTAGTCCGCTTTCTGCACTTGTAAATAAGAAGCGTGTCCACTTTTCAGCTTTTAATTGAGCCTCTTTACCACCAGTCACCTTGGCAGTTCTTGAAATGGTTCTTCCAATAATAGGTAAAGTTGCTTGTCTAAATCTTGCGAGTTGAGCTCCAAGATTCTTTTGCTCTTCTCCTTGATATTCGACAGTTGCCGATAGCGTACCAAGATAGGTTCCAATCTTTAGTAGATAATTAATTCGGCTGGAGTCTAACATTTGTTTAGACGTAATTGCAATTTTAGTTCTTTCAAATAGAGGAAGCTTAATTTCTGGAGAATAGGCAACTCCCTTATAACGACTTATGTCAAGGTCAGTTTTATATTTTCCAAGACGAGTCCTTGCCTCTAAGTATGCCTCAATTGCCTCAACCATATATTGTTTCTTGGCCGAATCGTCGAGAGTCTGTAACATAGTTCGACGTTTTGTAATAGCATCAATTTCGCCTCGCTCATCCGTCATAATCATAATACGAACTTTTACAAATTGAGACTCTAATGTATTTAGGTCTGGCCAATTTCTAAGTTCTTCGATTGCATTTCTAATAATAACGTCACGTTTAACTAATTTCTCAGCCTTACCGCCAGTTCGCTTATTAAAATCCTCTGACGATTTCTTGAAGTCGTCAACATCATTATCCATTTCCGTTTGAACTTCTTCCCATTCAACATCAATAATATCTGGTTCAGGCTTCTTTTTATCCTCATCTTTATTTGAAAAGTCTGAAATAATATAGGCTACCTTTACCGAGTCTTCTGCTGTTTTTCTAAAGTCTTCAGAATCTGCAGTCGTACCATCCATTTTTTCCTTGGCAGAGCTAACTAATGTTTTAGTAACCTCAGCTTCAGTTTTCTTTTGATCAGTAAATGAAATTTTAATTTTATCAAGCAGGTCATTAACCTCGGCTGTCCAATTGCTCTCCTCAATGGTTTGATATGCTTCCCATACAATAGCCATTCGACCTTTGTATGCTCGTATTCTCTCTAACTGTAATTCAATGTCTTCACCATCTTTAATCATTTGATCAAGAACTTCGGTTTCAATTTTTAAAGTTTGAGAAATAAAATCAATATACTTATTTAAAATATCAATCCATTCTTTATTAAGAAAAGCTTGGCTTAATTGCTGAAGAACCTGAGGATCAGTCTTTGCCTTATTTAAAATATCATTTTCGATAAGTCTTGATAAAAACTCATCGACCTTCTTCATGATATCCTCCTCCTTTTTATTGGAGCCTTTGGCAAATGTGATAATATCAGAAATTTCATTTCCAATAATAATTAATTCAGATTCTAATAGAAGCTGTTCGAGGATATGTATGTGTTTAAATTTCAGCATTAGTCTAGGGTTAATCTGTATGCAAGTTTATTCTTTAATGATAAAAACTCGTCTCTTACATTGTATAATTCAGTGTTTGTTTCTTGATCAAATATTTCACAAAAATCTTGTTGAAATACTCTTTCGATATTTTGAATAAAAATTGGCATTGCTTGATCGTAGTCCATAACTAGAATTGCGCAGCCTCCAACTTTAAATCTGCCAAATTTACCAATGATCTGTTCAGCAATTTCATCAACTAATCCTAAGAAATCATCATAAAATGCACCAAATGCATTGTGTTGAGCTTCGTTTGTAGTTTGCCAATGTAAAATATGAGCCTGGTCTCTAATTTGCAGTAGACTTAACATAAATGTAGATACATCCATGGCATCAGTCTGTGGCTCGTCTAACCCGCTTTGTAATTCAAATGGAATCATTTCTTTGTAGTATGTTTTTTCCAATCGGCGAATGGTTTAATCCAAAAGGTCCGATTAGTTTCCTTTTGTAAAAGATCCATAATCTTATTGTCTCCACTTGGATGCTGCATAACTGCATTTTCCAATCTGGCTTTACCCTGAAGATAAGCTTTGTAGTTTTTCTGAGAAGAATTCACAAGTTTCGCCCTTTTAGGATATTTATTAGAGCAAGGCTAGACTTATTCTTGAGGAGCAGTTGAGAATGAATCCATGTTAAGATCTATTCCCAATAGAGAGTCAGATGAAGTAGATTTAGGTCTAATATTATTAGCCTGTTCAATCTTAAAGTATTTAAGCTGATCATCTGTAATCTTTCCGTTAATTAAAACATAGTCTCCTGTGTGTTTACTAACTGCCATAAAATATGTGCCGTCCTGTAAATATCGATCAAACTCAATCTTTAATACTCCATTTAAATAGACACCAGTATTAAATGTACCGTCTTCTGCGATTGCACCGTTAAATACAGCAGTCAACTCATCTTTGTAGTTCTTATAGATTAGGTTGAATCCGGCTGCTAAAATTTCAACAACCTCTTCTTTAGTTGAAGCTTGAACAGCAGCTGTAATTCCTTGGCTAAAATATTCTTTTCTTGGAGTAGCAGAAGCTGATGGTGTAAATGCCGTAGAGTTTTCAAAATACTCTGGCACTTCCTGTTTAGCTGCAGTAAATAGATCGGCTAAACCTTTTCTAATATAGTTTCCAGTATCTGCTCCCATACCAGTACCGCTTTGTCCAGTTAATCTAAAATTATCTCCGCTTGATTTAATTTCAATTAAATCTGTCTTAATTTTAATATCGCCCTTATCTCTATTTCCAGCGTTTACCGCATCCTTAATTAAGATTGACATTAAAATTTCGCCGCGACCAATGTTTACATTACCAACTGACCCAATTAAATTAAAAAGCTGATCATATAGTGCTGGGCTAAGACCTGTCGTATCAAATAAGGTTTTTAGATTGCCGTTTGGGCTATTTGTAATATCTTCAAATGTAATAGTTGGATTATCTAAATACACCAATAGGTCATCGTCTTGATCAAGATCGTCCGCAATTGAAACAATGGTTTTTGCTAAATCTTTATAGCCTTTACCTGTGCCGAGAATATCAAATAACTCTTTATTTACGTCGTTATGGGTTCTCTTTAATAGTTTTTCAATCTTTTTATAGAGAGCCTCATTATATGGTGCATCAATAATTAAATCAAGCAGGTCACTTTTCTTTTTATCAAGCTCTGCAACTGAAATCGACTCAGTTAAAAGGGATTCTTCAATCTCCTTTGTCATATTATAAAACTCTGAGTGTAGAGGCTTACTGGTTATGTTTTTATACAAAACAAAATCTTGGTTTTTAACTGAATTAACAAGCTCTGCTTCTAGTTCAATTTTAGGTACTTCTACTACCTTTAACTGAGATGGAATTTTTGCGTATGGAGCTCTCTTATTAATACGATTTAGGTCAATTACTAAATCTGGCACAAACTCTAAGTTGGTTGCAATTGCTTTAATTGAATAACCTTGGCCAATTGCACCAATTAATTCATCTATTCCAACTGAATCTACAGTTGAACCGCCTACTACATAATCTGAAGTTTTTGATAATCGGTCAATTGAATTTTTGACTGTTTCCGAAGACATTGGAAAAGCTGAACTTCTTTGTCCAGGGTGATACGCTACCATTAAACAAGGAACATCATACTTTCCTTTAATATTAGCTGCGATTTTTTCGTGTTCTTTACTTAGAGGTTGAAATTTATCTAGGTAAATAACGATTTCAATATCTTTTTTTTTAGTTTGATTTGCTTGAAATTGACTAAAAAAATCTGAGGCATCCTCATCTGTACCAAAAAATTGATTAAATGTTGGAAAAAATGCCTCGTTTAATTTATCCTCTGCTGCAAGTTGAACTTTAGCAATTTGGGATTTTAGAGTTTCTTTCATAGTTTTATTAAAAAAGGTTGAGCTAACTCTAATATTTTTCTTTCTAAATGTATTTAAGAAAACTCTGTACAATTCCTTAAGAGTTTTATCTGAATCGATTAATCTAATTACCATATCATCATTGATCAAGACACGATTAACATCAAACTCCGGCTTATTTAGGAATTCTGGAGTTGTTATTTCAAGACCGCGATATTTGCTACCGTGCTCCTGTATAAAATCTTTAAATATTGCATTTATAATTTGAATATAACGTCTTTCAAATGTTGTACCATCTGGCTTAATTGCATCAAGGTCTGCTTGTGAATAGGTTTCAATAAAATTCATTAAGTCAGCTGTCATAATCCAAATGTAATCATCAGTCTTTGGTGCAGCTACTCTGTCTTGTGCCTTTTCCTTTGCTCTTGCTTGGAAAACCGGGTCAACTAATTTTGCTAAAAATACTGAATCTTCTCCGCCTGGTTCATAGAATCTAAAAACAATACCTTCGATATCTTTGTCAGCGGTGTCTCTTAAAAAAGAGGTTCTAAGTTCAGGATTAAGAACATTAATAATGTATTTGGTAAAAGATGCAGTTTTAAATTTTCCAACTAACTCATCAAGCGGAGTATAGACAAAATCTAAAATTTTCTCTTTTTGATCATCTGTTAGTTTTCCTTGAAAAATAATTGGTGGGCGCTCGATATCTAAAATATCCGCCCATTTGTCTAATTCTGCCTTATCTTGGATAGTCTCAGCCTGTTCGCCAGCTTTATCCAATATATGAATATAACTTAGGATCAAGTGGTTTTTAGGTAATCTATCGTATTGTATTGATTGAGCAGTCGGTGAACTAAAATACTCCATTCCAAAATGATAGTTACATGGAAGTTTTTCAATTGAGTCAGCCGATAATTCATCGAAGTGTTTAAGTGCAGGGTTATAGTATGAACTTAGGACACGATCTACACCTGTTAATTTAGTATTACGTTTAAAAAATTCAAATGGTTCTTCGGAATTTCCACAATTTCTTTGTGCACCAAAAAATGCACCGTCCATTTTTTCGTTAACAATAACTTCTTTATTAAGAAGAGCCTCTAAAAATTCTTTGCCCTTTTTTTCGTAAATGTCCTTTAAGTGGTTTAGTCCTGCCATAAATTTAAATTAGTATTAGTCCAAAGATCCGTATTTTCCTGCTCCCATATCCTTTGCAAAATCTTTGCCAGCCTTTGAAGAAACGCTAAGGCTAATGCCTTTTAGTAAACCAGCATCCTCTGGGTTCTCTTCAAAATAGGTAATTAAGCTAGCTAGGTTAACATTTTGATATGGTTGAATTGTTCCTTCTGGTAGTTTTTTTTCTAATTCTCTACCAGATGAATAGTCTTTCCAGTTAAGATTCCAACAATAAAATCTAACTTCTTCTTTCATTTTTGTTGTATAGTAACGGTCAACATCTGCAAGTCTGGCTTGAACTTCAGAAAGATCAGTTTTATATGAAGTCGAGTGGCCATAGATATCAGCTGGTGTTCCAATGCTTAAACTATCTGATGTAATATCAGTCAATTTAACTAGTTGGTCCATAAGTTCCTGAAATGGTAATCCTTTAAGTGCCTCAGATTCTTCTGCTTCGTTTAGGAACTGCTTAAAGTTTCCAATAGTGCGTTTTGTCATTTTATAGTTGCCTATTTCTGATTATTTATCCCGAACTAATCTTTGGATTAACTCGCAAAACTCATCAACTGAGTCTTGACTAAAATTATTTGTAAAATGGTCAAAGGAATTACCTTCACGAGCATCTTTAAATCTAAATGGCGCATCTTCAATCAATTTTAGCATAAGTCGCTTTTCTTCTTTTGCTGAAACTAATCCATCCCATAGGTCTTTTTTGCGAGCCTGATCCTGTTTAAATTCATCTGGTGCATCAATCATAATAGTTTTGCAGTTTTGGTAGCCCGGTCTTTTAATTAAGCCATATAGCTCAGATTGAGCTTGACTAAATTCCAAGCGATTCCAAATGGTTGCCCAAGTAGCTGCGGTAATATGAGCTCTATCAAATACAAAAATCTTATCGGGAAAATGCTCATGTAGATCAAGTATTGTCATAATATTACCCATACTAAAATAGTGAATACCAGAATCAGATTTATCCCATTCTTTAACTATTGCTGAATATTCATCAGCTAGGTAAAATTTATAATAAAATAGATTTAATTCATCACCGTGTAGCTTAACCAGTTGATTAAGTAAATGGGTTTTGCCTGAGTGACGGGTACCTTCAATAAAAATTATCATGAGTATTTAAGTTGTATTCTTTCTCTTGATAATATACCAATATTTCCATTAATTTGGAGCAATTCGGTCTTATCAACAAACCAATATTCAATTGATTTTGTAATCTTACTTAGGTATGGATCTTTAGTGTATTTGTCTATTTGAACTAGAGAATCTTCAAATATTCGGATTTTATCAAAAGACGGCCCGACTGTATCTAAATATTCAAGTAGCATTTGCGGCTTATCTGTATTACGCTCGCATAGAATAATTTGGTTAAATGTTTTGGTAATTCCAAAATTATCTAAAACTGCCTCCATTGCCTTTCTGGTTGCAGCTACCCGGTGGCTTAGAATTATTGTAGTGTGATCCTTATCCAGTTTGTTAAAAACCGACTCGATTAGTTGCAATCTATATAGATTGGTATTTAGGGATTTTGGATTATCGAACCACTCATATGGTTTTTTGAACTCTGTACCAGCATGGGTAAATGGGGGAACCCTAAATAAGGTTTCATCAAAATCTACGACGTTTAAAACTTTCTCCATATGAAATAAATAACTTTGAAATAATATTATACTAAAATTGAACTTAGAGTTTATAAAAGGGGAGTACGAAGGTAACAGAGTTAACTTGGTTAGGGAAACTATCCAAAGAAAACAGCCATTTTCCATCTTTACTTTCAGCAACCCAAAGATTTATCGTCAATTTTTAACAGATTTATCCAAATTTGCAACCTTGCCGTATGTTCGTCAAACATTTATGACAAATCATCAAATGGGAGGCTATCCTATCATCTATCCAAGCATCTTTATAACTAATGTTGGATCAGCCGTATCTGATCAAGACTTTAAAAATATGATGCTAGGCAGTTTAAAACAGTACCATATCGATTCTATAATTTGTCTCTATGCAGGTCAAATTAGTTCCTATTATAAAAATGGAGACAGGCACTCCATTGGAACAGATATCTACACTTCACTCAATCCACAAGAATTTGATACATATTATTTTAAGGTTGAGAGTACTTGTTACACCTTTGTTTAAACCTTAGGGCCAGTACCAAGTAAAAGAAGATATGGAATTCGAACAACAATCACCAGAAGTTAAAAAGAGTTTATCTGATGTTTTTTCAGCAAAGCGTAAAGCTGTGTCTGAAGAGGTACAGGAAGGAATTGGTTATATGAGTAATATAAAGCGACTCGCTGATGCCCAAGTCTACTTTTTAAGCTTGCGTCAACGATTGCTTGAGGAAAACCATACCCTAATTGAACACTTCAATCGCTACAAAAAGAAATATAGAGAACAAAAAGGAGACGAGTGGGAAGCAGTCTCCAGAACATCCCAGCTAAGATACAATTCTAACGAAAAGACTACTATTGTCGACGGAAAAACGTCTATTATCAAAGAAACGATCGACCAGATCGAAAGCCAAATTCAATTTTATCAAGACACAATCAAGACAGTAGACGCCGCGCTTTTTGGTACAAAAACTAGACTTGATATTGAAAAGATGCTGGGTGTGTAAAAACATCCAAAGAGTTTGCTAAAGTTTAAGTTAACACCAGATAAAAGATATTTTCAATTAATACATAATGACCTTAAAAAAGAACTGGTTGATCTTAAGAACTTTTTTAAAAAACGAGCTAAAGGCTATCACTTCAGTCCGCTATTTCAGCGTCGCCTTTGGGACGGTTACGATAAATTTATTGATCGTGAAAACCGAATTGGCGTAGGGTTATGGTATCAAATCAAACAGTTTAGCCAAATTTATGGTCATGAAATTGAGTTAGATGGCTTAGATTCTCTGCTTAATCTTGAATTTACAAAGGATCAACTTGATAAATTTGCAAGCGTCCTATTAGATGGAGTTGATCTTACTCCATACGATTACCAAATGGAAGCTGCCTACCGTGCACTTAAATTTAAGTTTAGCGCTCAGGAATTAGCAACATCAGCCGGTAAAACCCTAATCCTATTTTTATATCTAAGTTTCCTTAAACGTAAGGGAATTATTAATGGTAAAGATAAAAAGGCTCTAATCGTAGTGCCTAATATCTCACTAGTTGGCCAAACTGCAGAAAAATTTATGAAAGACTATCATACTGGTCTAATTAACTGGAATATCCTTGAAGTTGGTGGTAAAAACAAATACTCAGACAAGAAATTTGAAGATGCTGACCTGGTTATTTCAACATATCAAAGTTTAGCAAAACGCGATGGAGATTTTTTTAAGAAATTTACCGTACTGTGTATTGATGAGTGCCATACTTCAAGAGGCGATACAATTAAAGATATTCTTCTAGCCTCAACCAATGTTGAATATAAGCTGGGTCTATCTGGAACAATTCAAGTAGATGAAGATTTTTCTGATTTCTATAAAATCCAAGAATACATTGGCCCTCTAAGCATGACTCTTAAATCAAGCTTTTTAATTGAAAACAAACATTCGCCTGATGTTTACATCAAGATGCTTTTCTTAAAATATCCTGAAACTGAACCTTTTATCCAAAACTATAAGTATATGCAGGAGCACGGTAAAAGTCAATTTCATCGTATTGAAGACTATGGCAAAAACATGTTTCAAATGGAAAAGGATTTTATTATTTCATATGAACCGCGTGTAGATTTTATTTCGTCACTAGTCCAAAAACTAGGCGGCAACTCACTGATACTATTCATTAATGTGAAGGACAAATATGGTCAACGTATTAAAGAAAGAATTTTAGAATGGAATCCAAATTCATTCTATATTGATGGTGAAGTAAGTGGAGATCATCGAGCCGAATATAAAGATGCAATGGAAGCTGGGTCTAATGTGGCCCTAGTTGCAAGCTATGCAACCTTTGCGACTGGTATTGACTTAAAGAATGTGCAAAATATTATTTTTGCAGAAAGCTATAAATCTGAAATTACTATTCGACAAGCAGTCGGTCGTGGAATGCGAAAGTTGGCTGGAAAAAGCAAGGTAACAATTTACGATCTAGTTGATGATCTAAGTGGTTATATTGTAAAGCACGGTAAAGTTCGTGAGAAAATTTATGAAAAGGAACAGTGGATTGTGTCTAAACACAGCTACGATTTAAGTAAATTTCTTAAGGATTAATTAATATGACCGTCTGCAACTTCCTCTTCTAAAAAATCTAGAAAATACTGCTTTGCATTTTGCTCAAATTCTCTGTGTTGACGTTGGATTGACTTAAGATCATCTTCAATCTGTTCAAGTTTAGAGTATTCTGCCTTAAACCATTTAATAGATTCAGTTAATTTATCAGTAATATCCTTTACTGCGTCTTCATCTTCAACTAAACCAAGTTCAGCAAGACGTTTCCATTCAGCACTATTAATTGCATTAGCAACGTCTGCAATAGTTTCTTCATCGTAATATTCTTTAGTATCTAAATATTCCTGAATGGTTTCTTCAGCGTATTCTAATAGACGATCTGCTCCATTATCTGGTGAAAGGTGAATCCAACCGCCGCTATTGCCGCCCCAACCAACATGTCCAACCCAATCATAAGATTGTTCAATGTCTTCTTGGAACATTTCGGCTTGGTCCTGTAGCCATCTATACCAAATATCAGAGAGTCTTTCTTCGTCCAGCTCTATGCCAACCTTTGCCAAAACCTCTTCATTATCTGGCGAATTATAAACCTTTACGTTTAGGGCAAAAAAGTCTCCATTGTATTGATTACGACCTCTGTTTAGATTCCAACCATCTGAAAATATCGAATCGATCTTGGCCTCAAATAATTCTAGTTTTTCAAGTAAGTCCTTTTCCAACCAAAAATCTCCAAGCTGCTCTGTATAAAAGGCAACTAGCGAATTATTATTTGCCTTTACGTATTCTCTACTAAAATTTTCAAATAGTTTAATATGTTTCATGTTATTCTACTCGACCATCATTTCCATCCATTGCATCATGCACTGAATTTAAATTGTCCAGGGATGTAGTTAATTGAGAATACATCCAAGACTCTAGTTGCTCGCCTTTAGCCATTCGGTCTTTAATCATATTTGCATAGTCTGCAATTCTTTCAAGTTGGCCAAATGTCATTTCATTTAATTCAGCTAGGGTATCTCTGCCCTCTGCTTTATTTGTAAATTCTTCAAAAAGAAGTATTGAAGATTCATTAACTGGTTGGTAAGCTAAGGTTTTGGTTTTTTCTTTAACCGCAGTAGATTTAATTTGTGTAGTTTGACCTTGAGACACCTTAACCGCTAATTCTGTAACCTTGTCTCTAATCGCACAAATTTTTTGATAGTCCCGTTTAGTTATCTGAGTCGTTGATTCGTTAATTGTAGACAAATAGGTTAAAAACTGGTCGATTTGCGACATATTTAAAGAGATATTTTTGCAGCAATAATTATCCCAAGCACCAATTTGCAATAAATCATTTGGAAATCGTAATACGTCATAATAATATCGTATTGCTTTTTATCCATTTTTATTACGTTTGCGCCAGAAGATAATTTATTAATGTTATTTATTAATTGTACAGTCTCTTTGAGTTGAGTTACGCCAATTAGACGCATCAAAATATCATTAAACGTACTGTAATTTAGGGTAGAGCGCTCGTCCGCGATCTTTTTTAGCCAGTGTTCAATTACCAGGACAGCATCACGTTTTTTAATAATGTCCCCAGCGGGTAAAGCCTCATTTATTATATGAACAATATCATCAAGCTCAGTAATTAGGTCTGCCCTAGTACTTAACCAGTCCAGTTCTCTGTCAAAAACTGAAATTGCAGTAGTTTGCTTTTCTCTAGAATAGACAAAGTTAATAACAAAAGGATTTGTCATTGAATTTGCTGTAATTACAAACTCCCCGTCATCGGCCTGAGGTCTTTTTAGCTCCTCGGCTTCAATCTGGAAGTCTTGGAATGGAAAGTTTCGCAAAAAAGGATAATTTGCGTAAACTTTAGATAGAGTTCTGTCTTGTGCTACCAATGCCATGCTAATTTTTATTATTTATTAGTATTATACTAGTAGGTTAAACTAAGAACACCAACCGAGTAAAACACTTAAGTATGCAAACAAAAGAACAATTAGACAAAGAGATTAAACGTCTTAATCTAGAGCAAAACGCTCTAAAAATCTTGATTAACTCGTTTTACGGAGCCTTCGGTAATAAGTATTTCTATTTTCACGATACAGATATTGCACAATCGATCACCCTACAAGGACAAGACCTTATTAAATTTTCAATTAAAGCAATTAATCACTACTTTACAGAAAAGTGGCACCTTGATACAGAATTACATGAAAAGCTTGGCATATCCAATCTAAAGATTAATCAAGTTAAAGAAGAATCTGCAATTTATACTGACACAGACTCATGTTATGTTAGTTTTCATCCAGCGATTAACTCAATCGAAGGTTTTCCTTTAAATGATACAGAAGCTCTTAAGTTTTGCTTGGCAATCAATCGCGAAAGACTAAGTGCCTATTTCAAAGCAGCCTTTCAAAAATATGCAACTGCATTTAATACTGATAATTGCCAAGAGTTTGAAATGGAAAATCTTTCTAGAGCCGCAATTTGGTGTGCTAAAAAGAAATACGTTCTTAAAGTAAGTTATGAAGACAATCCAGCTGAAGAGTTATCAGAAAAAGAAAGTCAAGTAGTAAAAGGTCTTGAAAAAGTTCAATCATCATATCCTATTTGGGCAAGAACCCATCTTGAAAAACTATACGACTTCTTTTTAGATCGCGGTTATGACTTAGATCTTGAAGATGAGCTTATTCCTAAATTACAGGCCCTACGTGCTGAAATGGAAACTCTTTCGCCCGATGATATTTGTTTCTCGTTTTCTGTTCGTACCTATGATAAGTATGTTAAGAGTGAACATCCTTTAAAATTAGATAAAGGTGTTCCAATTTATACTAGAGCTGCAGCTTATCATAATTTCATGTTAAAAGAAACAGGTAATATAAAATATAATCGTGTGCTAAGCGGTAAAGTTAAATTTTACTATGCTGCGCCCAATCCATACGAATTTGATATTTTTGCATTTTCTCCAGGAGTTTATCCAACTGAATTTGCTCTACCGATGGATAAAGATCAGCAGTTCTTTCGTTTAATTTGTGAACCTTTAAATAAGCTGCTTCTTGCAATGGGATTACCTCAAATTAATCCACAATTACGTCGTGCAATTGAAGTAGTTAAACACAGACCTAAAAAAGGTCAAGATATACAGTCTTTTCCGATTCATATCGTCGACTCTGAGACATTTGAAAATACCCTAGTTCCAGAGTCTCTTCAAGAGTTTATTGCAAATCCAGATTCAGCAATTCCACCTCAATTGATGCCACAATACTTAAGTATTGTATCTAAATATGGTTTAAATACAGTGGTTGTCCCAGATGCTGAACTTGCAAAATATATTGATAAAATTAAGAAAAAGAAAGCTACAAAAGCCGTTGTTGTCGAAGAAGATGAGATGGAGGAAGTAGAAGACTAATTAAATGGAGATAACTGAAGTTTCAAAGTTTGTAAAAAGTGTCATGAGCGCCAGATTTCCTGGCATTCACGATAAACAGACTATTGATGAGAGCGATGGCAAATTAAATTTTGCATGTCCATTTTGCGGAGACTCTAAGGTTAAAGCTTCCAAAAAAAGAGGACACCTCTATATGGAAACTAAAACCTATAAGTGTTTTAACGATGGTTGCATGGCATGGATGAGTCTTGCTGAATTTGTTGCAAGCCTAAGCAATCAATATGGAATTATATCGTCTCTGTTCTTAGACGAAGCTGATCTTGATATTAATTACAAAAAAACTACTGAAAATCACCTTGTTAGATTCTTAACATCTAACAGAAAAGGTATGATTTCAATTAGTGATGTAATTAACCGTTTTTCGCTAAAGAGATTAGACCAAATTTCAGAAAATTCTGCTGCATATAGCTTTGCTCAATCTAGAGGCTTAACTAAAGTTAAAAACTTTGGCGATATTATGTATGCTGATGCAATGGATAATAAAGTTTATATTTTTAACTTTGATCACCGTTCTGGTAAAATTCTAGGCCTTGCAACTAGAAGTTTAGACCCATTTACCGATAGAAAATACCTGATTAAATCCTATAATGAGGTTTCTAAAATCTTTACAAATGGAGATACTCCAGAAATTATTGATGATGCCAATTATCTTAATAACTATTTTAATATCCTAAATGTTGATTTTACGCAGCCGCTAATGGTTGCAGAAGGTCAAATTGACTCAATGTTTTTAAAGAACGGTTTAGCAACATCTGGTGTTTCCAAAGCTAAATCTATCTTAAAAGCAATGGGTGCAGTCGATATTAAAATTATATTTGACCGAGACAAAGCCGGTAAAGATTCAATGCTAGCTTTTATTAAAGATGGATATTCTGTATTTTTATGGAATAGTTTAATGGATGAATTAAAGAAAAAGTTTCCAACTCAAATTATTAAGCTTTCAAAAATTAAAGATATTAATGACCTATTTCTTTTCCTAAATAAACAGGATCCATCATTTACAATTTCTCAATTTCAAGACTTAATAGGTAAGCACTTTAGTAATTCAGTATATGATATAGTCTACCTATAAATATTAATATGAAAGATCCCAATCAAAAAAAGAATATAAAAACATTTCTTAAACCTAGAATCGGCGGATCTGTTAAACAGGGGTATTTTAGACCTCAACAGCCAGATCGTTATATGGGCGATCCGGGTCAAATTATCTATCGATCCAGTTGGGAATATAAATTTCTAAAATGGTTAGATTCAAGCCCGTCAGTTCTTAAGTATTCGTCTGAACCATTTGGTATTCCATACTATAATCCAATGGACAAGCGCGGTCATATTTACTATATTGATTTTTTTGTTAAATTAGCTGGGCCAACCGGTAACGAAGAAAATTGGTTAATTGAAGTTAAGCCAAACAAATATGTTTCGCCACCAACTAAACCTAAACGCATGACAGATAAGCAAACTGCAAGTTATGTCTATGCAGCAAAGCAGTTTATTACAAATCAGGCAAAATTTGAAGCAGCCAGAGACTATGCTGCACAAAAAGGAATTAAGTTTGGAATTATTACCGAAAACTTCTTGTTTAAAAGTTTGTAGAATATAAAGATGATAAAAACAACATTTAGTTCCCAAATAGACGATTTTAGAAGTAAAGGTGAAAAACTAGAGGATCCTTTCTTTAGCGAACTTTCGCCATTACCAGACTCAGTTTTTATTCCAGCTCATATCTATACTTTCTTTGCCTTACCAGTTGACGATCAACAAATCCCAACGGCTGATCAATATCTTGATGCAAAGGCAATGACTAACTATTCAATTAAGCGACCTTATTATGACCAGAGACCAATCGGCATCTGTTTAGCAAATGACGCAGAGTCTGTTACCATATTAAATCTTAAAATAATGCCATTAGGGGCTACCCAAGTTATCCTGAATATACTCTGGCAGACTCTTAATAGTATCATACGTAAATCATATGATGATAAAGGACAATTCATCAATGATACCCGAAAGTTATATCAACTTCCTGAATATGCCCCACTTATGGGATTTAATTCAAATCCATTTGCAATGGTGGATCTTTTTCAAAACGCGAGCGGCGGAAAATTTAACGTGCGTTACGCAGTAAATAAATATCAAAAAGAAGCTATTACCAATCCAAAGCTTATACCCTTTCACCTGGTACCCAGAATTGCTCAAACTAATATTTTTGACGGCATTCAGACAAGATCAATAAGCATGGAATCAGTAATATCACAATTTAACGCATAATTATGGCAGGATTTCTAGACAATATCGGCTTAGGAGGACTTAAATCAAGACTATCAGATTTAAGCCGAGTTGGTATGAAGTACGAGGATCTTTTAATTAAGAACTCACAATCGATAGGTTTTATTGAAAGTCAATTAATGCAAGCTCGAGGCAGTGTTTTACCAGGAGGTCAGACTGACTCTTTAGCAAGAGCAACTATGGCAATCTCAGATACAACATCTGCTCTTAGAACTAAAGCTATTGCATTTTTCCAATTGGATTATGCAACAAAACGCGAAAGACTTAGAGACCTTGCATCAAATGGTGAAATTGAATTTGTAATTGAGTCTATTACAGACGACGTTATTGTATTTGATGAAGATAACAGATTTGCTTATCCAAATGACCTAGTTGGCGAAATGCTCTACAAAGGTAAAAACAAAGAGCAGCGTCTTAAATATCAAGAGAAAGTTATTGACAAATACAATGAAAACTTTGAAAAAATCTACAATGCATGGGGTTTCAACGAAGGAATTTCAGCATGGCAGTATTTCTTTCAATGGTTAATTGAAGGTCACTTAGCATTTGAAATTCTCTATGATGACTTACAAAATCCAAGAGAAATTATTGGATTTAAGGAGATTGACCCTTCTACACTATATCCACAAATTAAAAAGGATGCAGCTGGAAAGATCTTTTTAGAATGGGCACAAAAAGTTCCTGGCGAATCTAAAGTAAGAACACTTACTGATTCTCAGGTTTTATACCTATCATATTCAAACCACTTTAGAACAAAACGTATCTCGTTTGTTGAAAGAATGGTTAGATCATTTAACTTAATGCGTGTTATTGAACACTCTAAAGTTATTTGGCATACAATGAACGCTCCGATTCGTTTAACAACTAAAGTTCCAATTGGAAGTAAGTCACTAAACAAAGCAAAAGAAGATGTTCGTGAATTTGCAAACCAATTAAAAGAAGATATTTTCTTTGATACTAATACTGGTGAAATTCAGGTAGACGGTCGTCCAAATCTACTATTCTACAAGAATTATATTTTACCAGTTAATGACCAAAACCAGTCAATTGAAATTGCACCACTAGAATACGCAGGTCCTAATATGTCTGGCTCTGAACTTCTTAACTACTTTAAAGAAAAGTTAAAGATGGATTCAAAAATCCCTTATTCACGATGGGATTCAGCAAATGGCTCAGGTCAATATACAATGAATGCTGAAGGTATTCGTCGAGAAGAGATTCGTTATAATAAATTTGTAACGCGTTTGCGCTCTGCATTTAAGGAACTTTTAACTAAGCCTCTATATTTACAAATGTGTCTTGATTTTAAAGACTTAAAAGATGATTATCGTTTTAAAAATGCAGTTGGTATTAACTGGCATGATGATAACGTCTTTGAAGAAATTAAACAACAGGACTTACTTAATAAACGTCTTGCAACAATTAACGCTCTTAAAGGAGTTGTTGATGATGAAGGCAAACCATACTTCTCTACTGAATACTTGGTTAAAGAGTATTTACGTATGAGTGATGAAGATCTTCAAAAGAATAGAGACTATATGAATCAAACTCCAACTGGAGAAGGCGAAGCTGGAGAAGCAGCCGCACCTGGAGCTGCTCCTGAAGCAGGTACTGCACCGGAAGGTGGAGCTGGCGCTGAAGCCGCAGCTGGCAAAGAAACTGCATCTGAATTAGGCGCGCCTGGAGCTCTATAATAACTAACAATTTTTCATAAAAAAAGCCGCAATTTGCGGCTTTTTCTTTTTATATCGAGTCCGTTATTTGTATGCAATAACAAATCTAGCCTTACCATCAATTGTTAATAATAGGTGTATAGAATCTTTAAATTGATCTATTCCGTCTGGTACAAGATAAGCCTTAACTTCAAAGTTTCTATTCTTTAATAGTGAACAATATTGTTTTAATTGGTAGCGTACGCCGATTTCTAATCCAGCTAAATCTACTGAGTCTGAAAAATCAAATAAGAACGACTCTTCATCTACTCCATAATCGGACCCACCGAGTACAGTTTTAGTTGGAGTTAATAGCGTCATTTTAATTTGAGCCAATAACACCTGTAATTCTTCCCTTTCAATAAATGAAAGTTCTTCGTATCCTGGATCGTTTTCGTGTTTTAAGTAAATATCAGTAATCATATTAGAATCTCATTGTATACATCCAACCGGCAGAGTTTTCGCCTTTAATTGCTTCCAAAACAGCTGCCATTTCAGTATCAGCCTTTGTTACTAGGTTGGTGTAATTTATTTTAACATCTCCAGGTAGTACATAGTCAAATGTAGTAATCATTTCCCCAAGTCTCTGTTTAGACTTTGCTCTGCAATAGCGTTGAAACATTTCATCTTCATATAGATTAGATGGATCAATTTTCTTAGCAACTTCTAGCACAGCGCCTCTCTTAGGGGTTCTGCCAAGAACAGTTATTTGTTTAGTGTTTTTGTTATAATCATATGCAATTGTATCTAACAGAAAGGCTTTAGTTAAATCCAGGAATGAAAACATTACTGTTCTATACATTAAAGATTCTCCAACAAACGGTGTTAAGAAAGTTTCGGCTCCAATAAATTTGTTTTCGCCAAAGTCTCTATCCACTGTTGAAAATACTGAAGCTCCAGTCGGCTCAACTGCTTTGTGAACAAATTGTACGCAATCTGGTAAAGTAATAGTACGGCTTGCTTTAAATTGAGCAGCACTAAACACATCAATTGGAATTTGCAAATACGCTTTATCTAGAGCATATTGCCAATTATCATAGAAGAAAACCTCAGCATTCTTTATAACCCTTTCTACTTCTTTGGTTGGAAGTTGATAGGGAAGGGCTCCTGAAAAAGTTACTTCATCAATAATATCTGATATTAATTCTTGTCTAGTCACGCAGTTTGCGTTATTTTAATTAGGCAGTTGGTGCCTGTGCAGCAGCCATTTTAGCAGCTTCTGCTTTCTTTTTATCCTCTTCGGTTTTTGCAGCAGTAGCATCAGCAATTTTTAATTTAATTGCATCAAGTTCTTTTTGAGAATCTAGTACCTTTTGCATAGCAGTTGCTTCTTGTTGGTTTAACGCAACTAGGTCTGCTGAAGCATCTTCATTTAGACCAAAGTAGTTTTGAAATGACTTAATCATTTTATTGTAGTTCTTTTTGTTATTTATCGGAAATATAGTCCGAAAAAGTTTTTATACGGGTTGTGCCAGAACCAGGATTTGCTCCAAGTTCTTGACGACTTGCTTTATATGAACCCCATTGAGATGGTACGCGAATAGTTCCGGAAACTCGTTGTGGATTTCTTTCCGGTTGCAGGTCATCCATATCTGGATTGCTTTTCGTGCGGTCTCTGAATAACTCTGGTGTTAGCAGGTCCTCTTCAATCTTTCCACCTAATATCATCCATACCTTTTTAGGGTCCTTTCCTTCAGGGATCCCCTGTGAAAAGCTATCAAAGTCTTGTGCTAACCAAAACTCTCTCATTAGAGTGCCAGATACGCCATCTTCATCTCCGTCTGCACCAGAGTTTCCTCCAAATTCAGGGCGTTCAGTTTCTATTCTATTAATTTTAGAAATTGAGCCTTGCCATTTTTCCATAGCAGCCCATCTGGGCATATCCTCATCTGTAGCATAAAGATTAACTACCGTATTTGGTGCATATTGTGTTTGGCCAAGAGCTTCAACAAATTCATATCCACTTCTGACTGGAGTAACGTTTGATAGGTGCAATTCAACATTATCAAAGTCTTCTAAATAGTAATCTAATACATCCATTGCAGATTTGCCGCTAATTCCAGCCATTTCTGTCTTGGAAATAAACACATGTACCTCGTCGTTTTCTTCTGCAATTTTTGCAATTGCATCATAGTGACCGGCATGTGGTGGTTTAAATTTACCACTAAATATTCCGACGGTTTTAATATTTAATTTTGGAACTTGAGTACGACCAATTTTTCTGGTCTTCATTGTAATTTCTGCAAACTCAGTCTCTAGACTCTTTGCAAGTGCTAGGTTTTTGCGATCATCATCATAAAAAGTAAAATGAGTAAAGCCTTTTGCCATTAGTTTACGAAAGGCTTCTTTTTTCTTTTCTGCAATAGTGCCGTCGAATCCAAATTCTGGATCACTTACTGCATAAATTAGGTTGGGGTGAATATCTATACCGTGGGATAATAGAAATTCTCTGACTAGTTTCTTATTATCTCTAGCTGTAATAATCCCGACAGCAGTCCCGGATTCGTATGCAGAACGTAATATGTTAAGTACCCATTCAACTAATCTTCCAGCCTTTAAAATATTAGCATCATTGAATTGGGTATAGTTAACCTCATGATGAGGTTCCTTTTCATAATCGTTAAACTCCTGTGGAGTAAGATCAAATTTCTCGCCAGTCAAGGCATCCTTAACAAGGATCTTTGCATTGGTAACAACTAGCGTGTCATCCAAATCAAATACGATAATTGAATTGTCTCTAGAAAATGCCATTTCGTTTACTGTTTGCACTGGCCATTATTTTTTATTATTTATTTAGCCAGTATATCAATGTAAATATACTAATCCTGGCTCAATAAAAGCAAAAAACGCAAAGCTTCGAGGCCTTGCGTTATTTGAACAGTTTCTTCCAAATGGTAAGATCCTTATAATTCAGTCTGTATTGACTCGACTGCTTCTTTGTATTCTTCCATAGTTACTCCAATTTCGCTTGCTTGCTGGTCTGGAGACATAGTCAATGATCTTTGTTGATTATCTGCGTTAGCCAACCATTGTGTAACTTTAGTCATTACCTCTGGAGATACAGATTCGTACACAGCAGATTCCATTAAACCATTTCTATAACAACCAAGTGCCTCTTTAACGTAATCATTATATTCTATCGCAGAATCGTCGTTATGTATTTCTAGAGCTTCATTACAAAGTTTTTCGCAAACCTCATAAATTGATTCGCAAGTAGATTCATAACAAGCCGACTCGTAATTTGCATATTCATTAACCGTAATACCGTCATCTACCATTTCATACATACATTTTTCCATATATGCACAGGCTTCATTAACATAACCATCGAACTTATGTTCAGGGTCTTCATCATCTTCATACATTGAAGCATCTGAACAAGTAGATTCGCATATTGATTCAATTAGGTGATGTGCAGCTTCAGATAACATTGATTTACTACCATCATGGCAAGTATGACCTAGGCCTTCTGCCATATACTCAGAATTTCCTGGGTTATTCATTATTCTTCCATTGGGAAGTGTTACACGGTCCTTTCCGATTCCATATTCAAAGTTATTTGAATTGTGACCTAATTCGTTTGGAATTTCGTCAGCTTCCTCATCATCACTATACGTATCACAGTGTTCTCCGCAATCAGAGCAAATATCTCCCATCATAACAGCAGCTCCGCAACAGTCTGAAGATACTCCATACTCGTACGCATCTCTAGGATCCCATGATTCATTTGTACGTGACTTAGCGCCATCATAAATAGTTTTTAACCATGATTCAAGTTCTTTATTATCACCTGCATCTAGGTTAGAATATTCTTTTTTGAATGCTCTAACAAAACTTCTAAAAGTTTTAGATTCTTGAGCAAGTAGATCAATTTCAGACATTGCGCCTTCTTTAATAGCAACAGCTTTCTTTTTAGGGGCACCAGATTTAGCGTCGGCTGCCGCTTTCTTCATAGACTCCTTTTTATCTCCGTCCTTATCTAAATCTAAAAAATCAGGTTTGCCTGATTTACCAGGTGCAGCCTTTTTACCGGCTGGCTTTTTACCAGCTTTCTTATCTAGATATGCCTGTAAACCCGCGTTAAGCTGTTTCTTTTCATTTAAGAAATCTGCAAATCTTAATACTTTGTTTTCTGCGATTTGTGGTTCTTGTCCACATGTTTCGCAATCTTCGGTTACTTCTGGATTACGGCCAGCTTCATTATCAAACTGTTCGTCCTCTGAGTAGTAATTTGGCTTCTTTAAAAAAGAAGGTAAGTCTTTGTTAGAAAATTTTCCCATTTTAACTAATTATTTCATGATTATTTATCTATGGCGGTCCTCTATACTTGACTCAGCTAGACCTGTGCTATCTGCCGATGTCGTAATATTAACATGGCCATTGTCTTTAAGCTTTCCATCAATCCAAAGTTCAGCTAAGAGGTCCTCAACGTGGTTTTGAACCATTCTTTTAATTGGCCTGGCTCCGTATTTCTCATCATAACCGTGTTCAATAATAAAGTCCTTAGCTAATTGGTCTAATTCAAATGTATAACCGTTTTCAAGTGATCTTTCAAGCAAATTTTTAAGTTCAATCTCTAAAATTTGACGAATTTCCGCTTTTTCTAGTGAATCAAAGATAATAATATCGTCTACTCGGTTTAAGAATTCCGGTTGGAACTTATTTTTAAGAGCTTTGTCTAAAACACTCTTTGCAAGTGCCCTTTCCTTTTCAATATTGTTTGCTGTTGCAAATCCAATGCCGACTCCGCGATCTTGCAGATCCCTTACTCCAACATTAGACGTCATAATAATAACAGTGTTTCTAAAATTGATTTTTCGGCCTCTTCCATCAACTGCATAGCCTTCGTCAAGAATTTGAAGTAAACTATTAAAGATATCTGGATGAGCTTTTTCAATTTCATCTAATAAGACTACCGAATATGGCTTTCTGCGAACTTTTTCAGTTAATTGGCCGCCATCTTCGTATCCAACGTATCCTGGAGGCGCTCCCATCATTTTAGAAGCCGTAAATTTCTCTCCATATTCATTCATATCGACCCTGATCATATTTTCTTCAGAATCAAACATTTCATGTGCTAGGGCTTTAGCTAATTCGGTTTTACCAACACCAGTTGGTCCTAAAAACATAAATGTTCCAATTGGTTTTTTCCTGGAGGCAATATTTGCTCTACTTCTCTTAATTGCTCTAGCCAGTTTCTTAATAGCCTCTTCTTGACCAATAACTCTTTTACCCAGGTCTGATTCAAGCAAAGCAATTTTCTCAAGATCAGTTTGTGTAAGTTTTGATACTGGAATGCCAGTCATTGTTGCAACAACTTCAGCAATTTTACGATCGTCTACTTCAAGTCGATTGTCTTTTAGTGTTTTTTCCCACTCAACTTTAGCTTCATCAATTTTAGCAAGTTGATCGCGTTCAGCATCTCTTAATTTTGCAGCGGCTTCATATTTTTGTGACTCTACGGCAGTTCTTTTATTTTTTGAGATTTCTCCAAGAGCATCTTCTAATTCTCTTATTATTTGTGGAACAACTATGCCATCGATATGTACATTTGCGCCAGCTTCGTCTAATAGGTCAATTGCCTTGTCTGGAAAAAATCTTTCAGTTAAGTATCGATCTGCAAGTTTTACACATGCATCCAGTGCCTTTGAGCTATATGTAACAGAGTGGTGACTTTCGTAATATTCTTTAATATTTTCAAGTATTTGCCGAGTTTGTTCTGGAGTAGATGGTTCAACCATTACCTGTTGAAATCTACGATTTAGTGCTCCATCCTTTTCAATAGATTCTCTATATTCATCTAACGTAGTTGCGCCAATACACTGAATTTCTCCACGTGAGAGTGCAGGCTTTAGGATATTTGCTGCATCTAGTGAACCGCTTGCTGAACCGGCTCCAACCATTGTATGGATCTCATCAATGAATAAGATAATATTTGGATTGGCACTTACCTCATTAATAATAGACTCCATTCGTTCTTCAAACTGGCCACGATATTTGGTTCCAGCAACAAGAGAACTAATTTCAAGAGAAACAATTCTTTTGTCAAACAAAATTCTAGGACAAGTTTTGTCAACAATCATTTTTGCAATACCTTCAACGATTGCAGTTTTACCAACACCAGGTTCCCCTATTAAGATAGGGTTATTTTTCTTGCGTCTAGATAAAATTTGACTACAGCGTTTAACTTCAGAAAGACGACCAATTACTGGGTCCATTTTTCCTTCTAGTGCAAGTTGAGTAAGGTCCTTTCCGAAATTATCTAGGACTGGTGTTCGTGCGTTTCCTTTTGTCATATATTATTTAGTTCTATTTGTATTTTTAAGCATCTTACTTTCCAAACTAGCAACAGCTTGTTCTAGTGTTGACTTGGAATTTTCTAAAAGGTTTCTCTCCATTTGACGACGGCGACTTTCAATCATTCGGTCAAATCTATTATTTAAATAATCAGATACTCCAGTCGAAACTGCAATTTCATAATAATATTGGTGATTAGATAGAATAATCGTTTGATATTTAAGAATAATAAAGACTTGCGCGTTTGGAGTTTGCACATAGCGAGCACCACTAGTTGGTGCAATTAATAGAGTATTCTTAGGGTCTTTAAGCGAAACTTCAAGCGCTTTAATTGCTAATGCAGCTCGATCATCGATGGCAATGCCAGGTCGTGAGCTATATAATTTTTTTAGTCTCTGGCTAACCAAATATCTTTTAAATTTAAATGAAAGTTTACGAATCATTTTTTTTATAAAACTTGGGGTTTTAATAATAGCTTGTGGATTTATTAATTTGTCAAAGGCAACTTCACTAAGAATCTCGTAAGATTCATAGCTAAACTTAACCTCATCTTCTTGATGAGCAGGTTTTACCGAAAAACTTTTTGGTGTCTTTTTAAAGACCAAATCGAGAGCAGGTTTCTGTCGCACTATAGGATAATTTTAGAGCCAGTACCCTCCTCTGGTTCCTCCATTTTTTCAATTAGCTGACTAAAGGATTCTTCGATTCCGACTGCTAACAAATCTAGCATATCATCATCCGTTTTTAAAAATCCCATTAATTTAGCTTGACCCATTGCCTGCATCATTGCTTGAGCAGTTTCCTTTGCAAACTCGGTAATATCGCCACTAGGCAATTTCTTTAACTTTGATTCCATATGTTTTTTTATAAATTTTGTGAATTGATTCGGCAAGCTTTCTATCTAAGATAACTTGCGATAAGAGAATGCCGTGTGTTTTACAATATTCTCTAACAAATACTTTAAAGTTGGGTTTCTGTTCCATAATAATATTATACTAAATTTTAGTCCCACCAGCCTTTTAAGCCAGTACCATTAAACCAGTTATTCCAAAGATCCTGACCGTTCTTTTCTTCTTCGGTTGCATTTTTTACAATCTTTTTAAATTCTTTGTGATTTTGGCCGTGTAGAATTGTAAATAATTCTTTCCACTCTTGCTCTTCAATTTCACGAGATCGATCGAATACTTTACGATTGTGCTTCTTTTCGGCTGGCACTTCGTTATCGACTAATCGACTAAAACCAGGTTTATCTGGAACTGGTTCAAATTCCCAATCATGGTGATAAATTGGGCCAAGTTCAGCTTCAGCCATCTCAATATAATTGCTCTCATTATAATTCTTAATGATTTCAATTGCTCTACGCATAGCTGCTACCTTTTTCATTCTTGGCTCTTCGACTTCCATTCCTTTAACGGCTAAGTTATCAGACATATGAGTCAAACCAGTTTCCAAAAACATTAGGGTTCCATGATGATCCCACCAATAATGATTAGCTAAGGCCTTTCTAAAACGCCAAACATTTTTTACAAAACGACCAATGTCTCTCCTGAAAAAATCATAAAATTTATAGACACGACTTTCGTGCCACATTAATCTCTTTAAGCTTTTTGAAAAACTATCTGCAAAGTTAATATCCATAATAATAAGTATTTAGGATATTATACTTAATTTACTTAACTTTGAACTTAAATCCGGTGATTTTTTCGATTCGGGCTACAGTAACTTCATTATTCTGCATACCATCTGATTTGTCAGTGGTGTTTGCAAATAGGTAAGCATGCCATTCTTTTTTAGATTTAATGTAGATAACTTTCCAGCAATGTGTAGGAACAGCTGTGCCTTTACCAATAGTTTTTGCAACTCCAATATTGCCGCACCATACTTTAACTGAATCTGCAACAGCTGCAGTTTGACGAGTATAGGTCTCTAGCGATTTCCAGTCTCCAGCGTTTAGCGAATGGTATTGTGCTGCCATATTTGAAAAATAGAAACATTCGTCCTGTACAGCTTGACTTTGGCAAAGATTATCTGCAGCTGGCATCATATGACCCCGGTCAGTTCCTGATCCAACAAAATCTGCTGCAATATTAGTTTCATTTGGAAGAAGCGGATCTGGTTTAAATACATCCTTTCTCTTAAGTGGAGTAGGGCAAGTTACCATTGCTTTAGTTGTCCACCATTCTATAATAACAGGGTACTTTAGCGATTTTGAAAAAACTGCTGTGTAGTTTGTATGCTTTAGTCTAACTGTATCAGTAGTAGCAAATTTAATTTGGGTCTGTGCTGATGCTACCGCCGGTAACAAAAATAGCAAAATATAAAATATACGTTTCATAGGAATATTTATTCCCCTGATTTAACTATTTCAATTAGGATGCCAGCTTGACCTGCTGAGATATTATATGTATTAAATCTATTATCATGGATCCAGCCATAATCCTTAAACTTAAATAAGATACAGTCCTTACCCTCAAACCAAACATGAATTGCATTTGTTGCATAATCGATCGACGGCTGAGTGATTACTCCCGCTTTCCAGCTGTCCCTAAATTCTGGTTCAAATTCGCCTGGTGATATTAATATATGCATTCAAGATTATTTAACTCGAAAGTTAATCTTTAATTACTTAAGGGTGCTTTAATTGATGGGTGAGATTTATATCCTTTTACTTTAAATGTAATATCCGGGTCAAACGTATTAATAATTTCATCCAATTCTAGTAAGTGCCAATTTTCATTTCCTGAATTTATTTCTAATTTAGGTAGATAGAAGGCCTCACGATCTTTAACTCTTGGAATACCCCACTGGTCGATTTCTGAATGCGATAGGGTACTAGGATCTCCTCCATTATAGATTTCATTAAACATTTCTTGGGTAACCATCTTGCGTCTTTCGTCTAGACTATATTGATATCCAATTTGCTCGTTTGCTGCGTTTAGGTGATTTAAGTAGAGATGTGTATCACCAAGACTTCCTACTAATTGATCAGGCACCATGTTAACCATCTTTGCAATAATCTCCAATAGCAATCCATATGAGGCAATATTAAAAGGTAAACCTAAGAACGTATCAACTGAACGTTGATTCCACATTAAAGAGATTGATCTTTGTGGAGTTGATTCATGAAAAGCTCTTTCTGTAATAGCAAGATTCTCTAACTCAACATCAGTGTTCTCCATTACCCATTTAATTCTTTCCGCAATAGTTAATTCCTTTGTGTAAACTTGAAATCCATAATGACAAGGTGGAAGAACCATTTGGTCTAATTCACCTACATTCCAAGCATTAACCATTAATCGTCTTGAGTCTGGATTTGTTTTAAGTTCGTTGATTAGGTTTGCGATTTGGTCTATACTTGTTTCATATACTCCAGGTTCAACAATCTTTTCGTCTCGTGTAGTTTTTCTAACCCATTTTCTCCATTGCTTACCATAGATTGGACCTAACTCACCCCATTTCTTAGCAAACTCATCATCGGTTTTGATTTTGTCAATGAATTCTTCCATTGTAAATGGTTCAGTTAATGTTCTATTTTTCTTAGAATTCTCTAATAATTTGGTTTTACCAACATATTCACCTTTATTATATCTTTTAATATAGGCTTGGTAAGCATCACCGTTCCAGATGTTGCAATTATTGTCAACCAGGTACTTAATATTAGTATCTCCTCGTAGGAACCAAATTAACTCAGTAACCATGGTTTTCCATGCCATTTTCTTGGTCGTTAAGAGAGGAAACCCATCTTTCATATTGTGTCGAACTGTGTAACCAAAAATACTTAAGGTTCCAGTACCAGTTCGGTCGCTCTTTTCAGCTCCATGTGTTAGGATTGTCTTAAGCAAATCCGTGTATTGTGTATCTAGCTTGTTCATATTATTTAAATACTTTAATTTTAGCGTCAACTTCTGTTAATTCTGACCAGGTTCCAAGATAGGTTACTGCTCTAACCTTTCTATTGTCAATCCAAACATATTCTTGGTCGTCCTTGATTCTTGGCTTATCCATTACTAATCCATGATAATTAAAACCATTAGTCTTTAACCAATTTTCAGTAACTTCCCGGTCCTTGCCTTCACGAGCAGTAAAAAATGTAATAATATGACCTTCACCATACCATTGATTAATAATTGCTAACGAATCTGGATAAACCTTAGCCGTTGAGTATAAATGAGACTCTTCGTTTTTAATATCTTCGCAGATTGTTCCATCTATATCGATTAAAAAAACTTTAGTCTGCATTAGATCCTATTTTTTTAATTTGATAAGAGTACCCTGAATCAGAGTTTACCTGAAATCTTCTTCTCATTTCCTCTGCTGCTTGCTCAGTTTCAAATTCCATTACTTCACTAGTGCTGTCCAATAATATAACTGGAAGATGCGAAGAGTTTTCATTGGATTTTATCATTTTTACAATTACGTAGCTCATATTTAAAATTTTAAATTAATGTTTATATTATTTGAGGTGTCACTCCAAAATTCATAAGTATCGCCATCTTTAAACTTATTTTGACCACTTGCTATTTCATCTGTAACTTTCTTGGCAGCGGCTTCTTCTATTTTACGTAGATCCGCCCGTAGATCAGCATTAATTTGAGTAAATACTTCATCTTCCCAGCTTGCTGAAATACCGCTATCTGAAACTAATACAGTCTTATCTGAATTAATAACAAACCATTTATATCCAGTCATACAACCAGCTAAAAATAAAAGCCGACTTTCAGGATCTTCTCCATACTTATCGACTAGTCTGTCAAATACTTTAAGTCCAATATCAATTACATCCATTTTGTTTCTGAAGTTTTCTGATTGTATAGCTGTCTAACTAACTTACCTAATTCCATATCATTTGGATTTTCATCAAGTAGATGGGTTTGAATTACTAGAAAATTTCCTTGAAGACTATTCCAAAAAACTCGGCTTGCTTCATTAAGAGCCTCTTCGTCTTTCATATAGGTAATATTACCAGTTTTATCAATTTCAATTAATTTTTCGCCAGCATCATTGATTGTAAAAAGATATTCTGGTTGTACTAATTTAAGTTCGCCAATTGGCTCTAGATTTTCTTGATTTTCCATATTAATAGGTTTAAGATATTTTACTATAGTCAATTACTAAAGTTTATTCATAAAAAAAGCTGCCAGTAATAGCAGCTTTTTCTGAGTTGGAGCTCTAGGTTCCAAAGGAATCCTATTATACTAAGTCCTTAGACTCAATTAGTGTATAGGTAAATGATTTACCATGAACTGCAGCGGCCTTACGGCAAATTACCATAAAAGACTCAAAGTCTGCAGCTTTTTTAAATACTTGACAACCTTCTGACCAGTTTTCAACATAAGTTGAATCTGCACCAGCTTTATGAATATTAATTCCAAAAATTCCTTCTTGGATTTTGTTTTCATCGTATTCCATGTCTTTATCAGCATCACGATATACTTTAACTGGTTTTGCTTGTTTAAGAGCTTCATATTTACCTTGGTGTAAACCTAGGGTATGTGAACCTCTATATTGACCTTCAACTAGTCGTGCAACTCCCGCTGCATTATGGTATTCCATAACTCCCTTTTTACCAGGATCTGTTGTACATGGCCATTGGTGAAATTTCCAAGCACCACCTTCTTTATATGATACAGTAAGCTGATCATCGAAAGCGTTTGTAACCTTCTGGCCAGTTGCAGAATTTCTAACGCCTACGATATTAACATCAAAATCTTTTGCACCTTCAAACCACGCATAGCCTTTTGCTTTAACAGCGGCTTCTATTTGTTCTCTTGTATATGACATAATTATTTAAAAAATTTTTTGATTAGAACCAATTTCTTGGATCAGCTTTCTTTGCAGCTTTTTTCAATTCGTTAGCTGCTCTATTTGCTAAATCTTCTGCTTCTCTTGCTGCTTGTTCAGCTGCACGTTTAGTTTCTTCTGCTACTCGTTGTGCCTCTGCTGCAGTTGCTCTAGCTGCTTCATCTGCTAATCTCTTAGTTTCAGCGGCTTGTCTTTCTAATTCTCTAGCTGCGGCTGCTGCTTGCTCATCGGCAATACGCTTAGCATCTTCAGCTACTTTTCTAGCTTCTTCAGCTGCGGCCTTTGCAATACGATCAGCTTCTTCTGCTGCTCTTTGTGCCTCAGCTGCTGCAACTGCTGCTGCTCTTTGTGCTTCAGCTGCTGCGATCTCAGCTTGTCTATGAGCTTCTTCTGCTGCCTTTTGCGATTCGGCTGCTACTAGTGCAGCGTCTTCTGCTATTTGATTTGTATCAATACTTACACTTAAGTCAACATCAAGACCAACTAAAACTGCTACTTCACCGCTAACTCCGATTGTTGCAACTCCATCTACATAAGTAGCTTCGCCACCTCCACCGATTCCAACTTGTTCTCCAACCGATACTCCTGCACCAGCTGTAACTGAGCCTTCTCTTAAATCAACTGTTCCTTCTCCATCTACTCCTACTGATGTTCCTGCTGATACGCTTCCATTTGCTACTACACCTTCATCACCTGCTCTTACTTCAAGGCTAGCTTCGTTTCCGGTTTTAACATAGGCATCTACTGTACCACTAGCACCAAATCCTTCAGCATTGGCTTGACCTTCTACTGTGATATGAGCTTCAGTTGTATCTGAATAATTTGCTTCTACGTAAACGTTATTTCCATCTAATCCACCTTCAACTGATGCTTCAGTTCCAGTTTTAACAGATACTTCAATACCTATCGAGGCATTTTCATCTCCTGTTGATACTCCTGCAGATGCAGTTGTTGTAGTATCAATTGATGCACCGCCTGAAGTTCCATCTGAATGTACTTCGGCTGAATTGTTGTTCTCAAAATTTGAGTTTGTTTCTGTTGACATAATTTATTTTGTTTTTTATTTTGTTTGTAATTCGCTAACTGCAGCTTCAACATACTTATCTCTTTGTTGTTGAAGATACTCAATTCTATCTAACAGAATTTGTTTATCCTCCTTATCCGTTTGCTGGATATAGGCTTTTTGTTCTTCATATAGCTTTTGCCAATAAGCAACCCGCTCTTCCATCATTTTACCCTGATACCAGATAATTCCTACCATAAGTACTATTGTAAAAGATTGCTCTTTAAGTTTAGAAAAGAACGTATCGGTAAATCCGCCAATTGGTGTTTTAGGTTCTGCCATTATGATTTTATCTTTTTCCTTCATGAACTACCTTTAGTCCATCATTTCTGTCAATATACATGTATTCACATGATACTAAGCCAAATTCGTCAATGTGGTCTAAAACTTCGTCCGCTGAAAATTCAGAACATGAGTAAATATCAAATTGAAAAAACGCTGGATTGGGTTTATCCCAAACGTGAATTGCTGCATGTGATGTAGCTAAGGTAACTGTACCAGTAATACCTTCATTTCCAGGTTCATCTACATAAATTGAAGATGGACCAGCAACAACTACCATTCTTACCTTTTTAACAAGATCAGTTAACCACTGATTTAAAATAGTTTCATCTTTTGGAGGGTTTTGAATATAGCCTCTTACTAAAAGATGAAGATGATTAGGGGTGAACATTTTAAAATCCCTCTAAATTATTTTAATAAATTGTAATATTCGTTAAAGTGTTTAATACGATCATCAAGACCGATTGTTCCACCATTAACTCTTTTGGTTACCGCTGTAACAGTTGCAGTATCTGCGCCTTTATCACAAATTGACCAAAGTTTATTTGAATCAAAAAAGAAAGCTGCAGAAGCTAAAGGATATTTAGTTGCAACTAGATCTGGATTAACAACTGTATCTTCACCAATAAATTTAGCAAAGTTAGTGTAATTTGATTTTCCTGTTAATTGGATATAACCTCTACCACGGAATTTGAAACCTTCTTTAGAAGCTTCATTACCATTACCCATACGATCTGCATAAACTCTTGAAGCAATCTTCTCTGGTTGACGAGCATAAGATTCGTTTAAGTTACCAGGGAAATATTTACCAAAGATTTTTTTAAGACCATCTGCTGAGTAATTAACGTTTTCGCTAACTGCTTTAAATCCGCCACTTTCATGACCACATTGTGATAAGAAGTGAGCTAGACGTAAATTATTAGTAATATTGAATTTAGCAGCTGTATCTGGAATTTGTGCAATAACTGAATCAGGAATATGACCTTTAAGCGCAGCTAATTTAAAAGCAGAAGCTGGGATTGCCACAGCTGGTGCTGCAACTGATTCGCTAATTCCTAATTTTGCAAGTGTAGTAGGGCCAGCAATACCATCAGCAGTAAGACCATTTGCGGTTTGCCATGCTTTTAATTTTGCCTCTGTACCAGGGCCAAACGATCCGTCTGAACCCGCTCCTAATTTTTCTTGAAGTTTTTTAACTAAGTCTCCGGTAGAACCGACTTTAAGTACTGACATTTTGTTAAGATTTATTTTTTAAGGAATAATTCAAAGATGAGTCCAAAAAGTGCAGCAAAAATAATCCACATTGCTTTGTTAATACCGTCTTTCCACTTACTAACTTCATTAAGCATCTCGAATTTTTCGCGCATATTTTTTTCATTGTCTTCTCTAAATTGAGTGTTTTTATTTACTCGAACAATAACTCCTGTTTCGGGATCAAGCAAAAGTTTTTTAATTTGACTAATGTCATCATGCAATTTTTCATGTGATTCCTCAGCTGCCTCAACCTTTTCTTGAATAATCTTTAGTTCACCATTGGGCATATGCTTACGAATATGATCCAGTGCACCAAGGATTTCGTCCATCATTTGGCTAACCCCGGCTGTATTGCTTGTTCTACGTTTAATAGGCTGGTCTCCCATTGAGTTTGTTCTAATTTTTTTATTAAGCGGTTGGTTCTTCTAGTAGTTGAAGACCTTCTTCAGGCTCAACTGCAGGCTGTTCCATATTTGGCATCATAGCCGGTTCAGCTTGAGGCATCATTGGCTCTTCCATTGGTTGTTCTTGAGCAATTGGCATCTCTGGTTGCATAGCTGGCATTGCATCAACAGCAGGTTGATCTTTAGCTACAAACTCATCGAAACTCATAATACGATTGTCCATCATTTCAGTTTTATTTTTTATTATTTATACGCCTGGAAAAAAGAAAAAGGGCCAAGGGGCCCTTTAAAAATTTCAATAGTCGATTAATTAAAAGCCTTGTTCACGACGTAATTGAGCTTCATCGTGATCCATTTGAATTTTAGTCATTCTTTCCATTTCCTCGTCACTAACTGATTTCTTAAATCTAATTCTAGGGTACCAGTAACGATCGTCATCACTGTCAAAGTCTGGATAAGATTGCTCAGTGTCTACTGAATATCCTTGGTCTTCAACCCATTTCATCATGTTAGAAAATTCTTCTGGATGAATATCGCCCCGTACCTGAATAGTAATTTGACCGCTGTTCGCATATGTATCAGAATAGGCTCTAACATTAAATTTATTGCTAAAGTCTACACCTAATTGTTCTGGCGTATAGTCTTCATTTGATTCATTAATGTATTGGCTAAAAGGTTTAATGTGCATTAGTTCTTTATTAATTTTTATTATGCGCCAAAGGCTTTAGTAAAGCCTTGAGGACAAGTTTTTGTACATATTAAATCTGCAATAACCGGTGCGACTGCCGCTCCGATTGCAATACCGACACCAGCTGGTGTTGCCCATAACGCTGCAGAATCTAAACTTTTAGCTAAACAATTTGAAATTACATTTTTTAATATTTCGTGGTCAACACTATCGCTAACACCTGGTATTTGTAAAAATGCCTCTGTCACAATTGCGCTCATTGCCGCTACTGCTGCAGCCTTAGCCGCCATATCTGCAATATAGAGAACAGGCGTTGCCATTAACGATAATGTGGTTGATGTTGCTGCTCCAGCCGGTTGAGCTGGCGTAAATGCTGCAACTACACCTGCAGAGATTGCTGCGGTTATTGCTATATTACATGCGTTTTCATCCGCCCAGTGGTATGCCATTACAGCACCATCTTTTACTACTTCATAACCTTCTTTAACTCCAGACTCTATTTGATTTCCAATATTAATAAGTACTGGTACTACTTCTTCTTCCCATTCTCTACCAGTCACATCTTCAATTCTATGATTTATTTCAGGATGGTCGTGAATATATCGTATTGCTTTGTCGGTAAGTCCCCATGATTCGCATGTTGAACAAGGTGCATCTCCACCAAAGCCATACCATCTTACATTGTTATCTCCGCAATCTGAGCGATGATATACTATTCCGTCTCCGTTTTTGTCTGCCATAATTTCTCTATTAATTTTTATTATTTATCTAAAATAAAAAAGGAGAACTTTTCAGCTCTCCTTTGCGGAAGATGTAGGATTCGAACCTACGGTACCTTGCAGTACAACAGTTTTCAAGACTGCCGCGATCGACCACTCTGCCAATCTTCCAGTGTATATTTTACCAATCTCGCTTAACGTCGTGTTTTGAAAAATTAGGTACAATATTGTACTTTTCTTGGGTTTCAATACCCTGCATTTTTTTTCGTTCGGCTGAATCAGATTCTCTTTTCTCGAGTTTAGCAATCCACAGCTTTTCTTCAGCAGTTCCCCATTTTTTTAATTGGTCCCTAAGTGATAAAGTTTGATCGGTTCGATCAAATTCTCTAGCAAATTCGTCTTTTCCTCGATTTGGTCGTTGTTGATAATCTGCCATATTGTGTATTTTATTTAATTTAGGTTAGCCGGTTTACTATTTTCTCGTGCAACTTATGAAGATCTGTGTTATCATAGATTAGAATCTTTTCATCTCCAACTCGACCTACTGCCTTTAGGCCGCAGCCTTCACAAATAAATCCATCTTGATAGTGTTCGTCCATCAGGCTTCCAAAGATTTGATCTGTATCAATATCGGCTGGAATATCTTCTCCCCACATTTCAGGGGCGCATTTATCACAAAAGTCTGCCATAGTTTAAAATTTACCCCATCCACTGCGGTGACGATTTTCTTCAGCTATCTTAAAGCCTAATAGAATCTCTTTGCAGATTTTTTTAATCTTATTAATTATATTCTTCATAGTAAGTGTGGTTTTGCTTCTGTTTGACCAGCATTAGTTATTTGTACCCATTTTGGGTGGTATTTTGCAAGAGAGTCAGCTCCAGCATAGGACAGAGCAGATTTAACTCCATCAATAAGGCCCTCTACTATAAATTTAACTCCGCCTTTGTATGGAATAATTGTTGATTCGCCTTCAACATTTCGTTGAGCTTGACCATGAACGGTTTTAGTTTCTAAAGAAGCTGCGCCTCTATATCTCTTATACAAACCAGTTGACTTTTCAACAATTTGACCAGGACTCTCATGTGTTCCAGCTAAGAGTGAACCTAGCATTACTGAACTTGCTCCTAGTGCTAGGGCTTTTGCAATATCGCCGCTTGTTTTAATTCCGCCATCTGCCATTACTGGAGTTTTTGCAACTGAAACAATATCACTGATACAGGTTACGTTTGGAATACCAAAGCCAGTCTTAATTCTGGTTGTGCAAAGAGAACCTCCACCAATTCCAACTCGTAAGCCGTCTGCTCCCCATGATTCTAAGTCTTGAGCTGCCTCGGCCGTTGCAATATTTCCTGCAATAATATCAACGTGTTCAGGTAAATTTGCCTTACACCATTCGATCATGACCTTTACATTTATGTGATGGCCGTGTGCAACATCAATTAAGAGGATATTTGCGCCTGCTTCAACTAGGGCCTTTGCTCTATCCATATCACTTGCCATTACACCAATTGCCGCCATAATTGGAACCTGTTTAATTTCAGCGTGCCAATCATCATACATAATTCCCCAATCTTCATATGGACCGCCGAATCCATCACCATATATTTTATAGCTCAACAATTTAACCTGATTGGCCTGCTCTTCAATTGACATAAATCTGTGAATACAGCCAACTCCGCCTAGGAGAAATAGCCTAAATGCCATTTCTAATTCGCATACCGTATCCATCGGTGAAGCAACTAGAGGTCGCATCAAGCCATATCGACGGCTCACTAGTGTATCTAATTTAATAGTTTGACGACTTGATACTTCAGAATAACCTGGTACCAATTGGATATCATCATATGTAAGAGCAGTCTTATTCATTATCTGTAAATTTAACAAAGGTTATTTCATTAGTAATAGGGTCCCAATCGAATGTTACCGGTTTATTAACATATTCATAGTATTCATTTAGGATTGATACATTAAACCAGTGAGTGGTTCCATCAAACTTATAACCAGATCCACCGTGAATATGTCCACATACATGAATTTTAGGTTTAACTTTAGATTGATCGATATGATTTCTCAATAGTGGACAACCTAAATTTGGTTCGTTATATGGAGGACCGCTTGTATCTAAATGACCTTGAGCTGGCCCGTGTGTAACTAAAATATCAGTATTAGTTGGAATTGCAGCCCATTTAGCAGCTAACTCTTCTCCTTGACGAGGAAGATTGAATGCCCAATTGTGAAATTCTGGTTGCCAAGGACTACCGTAGATTTTAGCTGTTTCATTATCATCTCCGACTTCAATTGTACTATCTTGCAAATAATCAATCCACTTATAAGAATTAACAATTTCCATTGATTTCTCTGGAAAATCTTCAAACATGCGGTCATGATTACCTGCAATAAAAATTTTATGGTCATATTGATCTAGTCCATCAAACCATTTACAGAAACTGGTAATATCACCAGGATTACGTCCTGAATTCATGATATCTCCAGCATGGATTAGTAAGTCTCCACCCGGTAAATCATTGGTTACCTCATGGTGTTTTGTGTGCGTGTCAGAAATTAACGTTATTCTCATCCTATAGTTTATTTGTGTTGATTAATACTATTATACAAAAAAAGAGCAGTGATTAGCTGCTCTTTCTTATACATTCTATATTTAATTAGATTATCCCAATTCATAAAATTTTTCAAGAGCAGCTTGTATTCTGTCCGATATTGATGGATCAGCGGTTTCAGCGATATCTGCAATTAGTGCAATACCATTTACAATACTATCATAACCTGGAAGATATGTAACATTTTTATCCTTTTTGTACATACTTAATACATCAATTAGGGTATCTTCAATAAAACCTGCAATGGCTTCAACATTGACATTCATTGGATCCTCTCCATCTGGAGAAATAATTTCAGCATACTGTCTAACCTCTTCGCCAATCTCTGCAATTTCTTCAGCGTGCGATTTGTTATCTTGGTAAACGTCTTTCTTTTTAGTTTTAGTAACAAGATCCTTTGGAACTCTAACAATCCTTTTGCTAGAATCCAATAGTTCAATTTTAATAAAGTCATCATCCATATCAATTACTTGGCCAGGTCCTCTATAACTAGTTACATAGTCACCAGGCTCAATATCAGGATTTTCCTCGTTTTTCTGAAACTCTGCTTCAGGATCTTTCATAAATTTATCAAGATCAAAATCTTCGTATAGCTTAATATATTTCATTGTACTTAATAATAAGTTCTCCAAGAACTTCGATTTTTCCAACTAACTTTTGAAAGTCAGTTTGCTTAATTTTAACAGTGTCTTTAGTTGAGGCAAGTTCATCAATTAAAGTATTGTATTCTTTTATTGCAGAGTCGCGATCTTCAACCGTCCAGCCCTTTTTTGCTTTTTTGTAATATGGTAACTTAACAACAAAGTGGTTATACGTTAACATTGCGTTACCGCCGCGTTCCTTTGCATTTTCTGCAATTTTAGTTGCTCCCATTAATCGGGACTCGTCAAACTCAATAAATTTCTTTTTGAGATTGTCAGTAGGTGCTTTAGCCTCATTGATAAATTCGCTAAACTGTTTAACTTGATTCTTCATAAGGTTATTTATCTAAACGAAAAAAGGACTGAATTGCTTCAGTCCTGTGGTACCCTCTGAGAGACTCGAACTCTCACACCCTGCGGCACTAGATCCTAAGTCTAGCGTGTCTACCAATTCCACCAAAAGGGCTTGGATTTATTACTTACTTAGATACTTTTCAACGGCAGCGATGCGATCGTCTGCATCTACTAACATTGTAATAGCTTCTTCAGCATTTTTATAGAAATCTCCAGTCGAATGGTCGCCAATTCCTACTGCATGATTACTTAATAGTTCAAGAGTTAAAAGAGCCCTTTGTCTATCTGCTTCAGCTGCGGATTTCAGCATATTTGCTAAATGTGCTTTCATTGTATTGATTTTAATTTATTATACTAATGTTTCTTATACTTTACAATTTTAATCTGAACAGTATCACCTACTCGCATTGCCTTTCGCATAGTATAGGTTGTTCCACAGTCAGTTTTGACTCTCCATTCAGGATCAAGCTGTAATGTATGCTTTTGTCCAATTTGGAAGTATTCAACTTCCGTTATAACACAATCCTTTTCAATAACTTCAGCAACCTTAGGCGATTCACAGCCAAGTGCAGCTAGTGTAAAAATTGTTCCAATTATAAAATATACTTTTTTCATATTTAAATTTTGTGGTAGTCCCGCCAAGAATCGAACTTGGATCCACTGCTTAGAAGGCAGTTGTTCTATCCGTTGAACTACAGGACCGCGTTTTATTATTCTTTATCTAATTCCTTGTATAACTTATCGCTGTACAAATTAACTAAAATAAAAAGGGTCCACCATCTGACATCAATCACATCTAGGATTGTTTTATCAAATGCGGCAAAGCATAATACAACCATTAATAACAAGTTGATAATTAACTGTGCCCAAACAAAAAACTTACTGATCTTCTTCATAATTATAATATACCTATTTTTTATAAAAATATCCGTGAGTATTCCAGCCTAAATCGCAGTTAACATCTTTTTCTACTCTTCTTAAATACTTTATTCTTTTTTCTTGAGATACAAAAGGTACGCTCCAAAATTGTCTGGTTTTTGTTTTAAACCAACCAAAGACAAATGAATAAACTCCCATAACTAATCTTAGTTTAACAGAGTTTAAATATAGGGTTTGAACTGGTAGTGCCGGAGCTCCATGTGTTAAATAAGTTCTAACTTTTTTATCACTTAATAGTGGCTTTGGATAGCCGTATAATTTAGTTAAGGGTACAAAGTTATATGCAAATCCTGGTGTAAATACTTCATCGAAGAAAGTTTCCATTCTTGGAGTTAATCTAAACCACCATACCGGAGAAATAATATAAATTCGGTCTGACCATGTTACCGCTTCTTTATATGATTGTATCAAATCGGTTCTTGGTCTTGCGTAATCGTCATTGTACAGATCTAATACTTTGACAGATTCATTGTTTTTAATTAGGGTATTTTCAATTGTTTTAAAAATTCCATTATAGCAAAAAGATTTGCGGTTAGGGTGCGCTATTATTATTAAATTATTCATTTTACTTTAATTGGTTCTTGTTTATAAATTCCATATGCTTTTCCGTTTGCGGCTGAGGTGTTTCTTTAGAATTTCCCAAATCAGTACTATTATTTGTATCAGTTTTCTCATCAGTTAGCTTCTTTTTATATTGATACCAAGATGGATTCGGTAATCCGCTATAGTGATCCCAAAGATCCTCTTCTATTAAATCAACTTTACTCATTTAACAATTTTATTAAAAACTATATTTGTCGGGATGGCAAGATTCGAACTTGCGACCTCCTGCTCCCAAAGCAGGCGCGATAACCGAGCTACGCTACATCCCGAGTAGCTAAGACTAATATACTAATTAACTAGTAATTAGCGTATTCTCTGTTTGTGACTTTGAACCTGTCAATCCTAATTTTTTATCAAGTCTTGAATCAGTGTAGGATTTGCACTCTAATTCGACTCTCTTTAATTCTAACTCTAAATCTGTTCTCCATATTTGAAGATCTTGTTGAAAATTTCGATTCATTTGATCGATTCCTTGGTGCAGATTTTCAATCTGCTTTGCTTGTCTGTTAACCTTAAGCAAACCAATAACAACTACTACTGCAAATGCAATAGCAACCATCGTTAGCATACCTAAAGCGAATGAAGTTAATTCCATTGTTTTTAGATTATTTTGTGTCTTAGCTACAATGGTCTTATACTACTAAATAAGAAATGGATTAATCGAGATGAAAATAGATCTCAGCCAGTGGATAGAGTTTTTCACTGGGGCTTTTAACTGTTAACTGCGGTCGATAAACTCTAGTGTTGGTTTTCCTATGAGTTTTTGCCATCCAAATAGTTACAAACTCTTTGACAGTGTCTTCTACCTCTTCACCTCTAGAATTTACCATAGTAAAACTTTTGCCGATATAGGTATCGTCAATGGTAATTGGTGATTTTAGTAGTATAGACATAATAACAGTTGTTAATTTTAGTTATTTAACAACAAGTCCACTATAAGTTTTTAAAAATGTGAGATTTCTTTAAAAATAACATTAAATTAATCTGGCAGGTCCAATGCAAGGGCTTGCATAAAATTTGGATTTGCCTTGATTTCGCTAATTGCAGCAACTAATTCATTTTTAGACATGCCGAAGAGGGAACATCGATCCTTAATACATTTTTCTTCTTTGGTACCATAATTTTCCCAGACATCATAAAAATATCCAAGCGCATGGTCCCAGCCGTATATGATAGTTTGTCCACTATCCAGTTTTTTGGTGTATCTGCTCATTACCTCTTTGATTTAATTGCATTAAGAATAATATTAGTTATCCTATTCAAGCGCCATTCACTTTTTTGTTCTTTGATTGTTAAAGGCTCAGTATTATTATGAACATTTACTTGGCTATTGTATTGATACTTAAATGCATCAAAATATACTTGGTGCAAATGAGTTGGAATAGTACTAAAATCTGCAGTACACTCAATTGGTAAATGAGTCCCGCTGCCAGCAATCTTAATACTACTCTTAATAGTAACTTTACCTGAACCTTGCATGGTCAAGTGACTTGAATCTGTATTAATTGTTAGCGTGCTCATAATCTGATACTTTAAGACCCCATTGCATATCAACCCAGCTCATATTGATCTCAGCCTGCTTTTTGGTTGTATATCTATTGTTTTTACGTAAGTAGTCAACACCCCATTCCATCCATTGATTTCGCTGTTCCATTGTCATAGTCCAATCCCAAAACCAATTGTCTTTGCGCTCAACGATATCTGCGTATTTAACTTCATGACCGGCTAGCTCAAACATTTTATCAATGAGAACCTGTGCTACTTCTTCTGGAGATTTCTTCTTTGCCATATTATAGAGCTTGAATTTGAGCTAGGGTTGCGGTTACTTCAGCTTCACATAAATAACCTAATACATCACTAGTAATTGGAGTATCATAGGTAATATCTCCGTCTTGTCCAAATACTGCCAATTCGTATAGCCCGTTTTTTCCACCATACGAATACGGGCTTTTAACTATACTTGCGCCAAATCCATTACTAAATTTGATTTTGGCATGCACGCCACCCTCATGGTTTGGGTGATCTTTAAATTCTAAATCTTCAAATGTTTTCATTTCTTAAAAATTAAAAGGTTCGCCATTTACTGTAACTGCAACAATATCCTTGTAGTTAGATAGACTTTGAATATATTTCTTGGGACTCTTAATCTTATCGTAAACTAAGGTTTGTCCAGTGTTAAGTGTAATTGAAATTTCAGACCCACCTGGAGTCAAGCTTAAATTATTTGTTCTGAATTGATCAGATACCTTTACCGTTCTACTTACTTGCATATATCGTTTTAAATTTGCTGGATTCATATTAAATTATTGGCCGCAACCACAGTCTGCATCCTCTGATAGAGGACCCTCGATTGGTGGTGCACTTGGTTTATAGAATGCTTGATTACGCTCCCACAACTGGTCATCTGTAATATCGAGTTGACCCTCTTCGTCGATAAATCTTAGAGTCCATCCACCATCGCCATACTTTTGGTTAAGCTCATCTATTCGGTCAGGCTTGTTATCAACTAAATCTCCTTTTGCAAAGAGATAACTTGAACAAATGTGAGAATAGAGAACTTCTCCTTCTTCGGTTACTACTAAAAATTGGGCGTCTTCTACTTGTCTAACGCCAGGATAAATGTATAGATTCATATAATTAGCTTGAATATGCGATTCCCCAAATAATTCCACCTAACCAAAGAGCTATGATCAAATATATGATCGCATCCTTTCTATTAAATGTGTTTTTCATAATAATATTATACCCAATTATTTTGTTAATGGCTGTCACCAACTTCCCAGTTTTCTGCATATATTAAGTAGTCTGGATTAATTACCTTTGCAACTTTATGACGATCACCGGTGTGGTGTTTTACAACAACTCCTTCGTGTGGCACTTTAGTTCCAGGGATAAAATTCTTAAAGACATACATATCTTCAATTTCTTTATTCCACTCTCCAACATATAACACATCAACATAAGGTAAATCCATTTCAATTCCAACAAAATTAAAAGATTCATCAGTTGAACAGTATTTGCCATTGATTTCCAAGTCAAACCCTGCAAATTCAATTTCCTTTAGTCCATAATCATAGTTCTTTTGAATACCTGCTCCATAAATTTCGCCGTATAAAACTACGCCTATACCAATACCGTCTGGGAATCTTTCGGTGTCCTTGGCAAACTTCCATAAAACTTCCTTAATGTTATATTTATCGGCAACATCATACCACACATTAGTATCATAGAAACCCTGAGAGTCAGAACCCTTTTCAACATTGTGTGAACCTGCTACAAATTCATAATCGACCCATTTAACACCAAATAATTTCTTTACTTTATCAAATAAGGAAAGTTTGTTTTTCTTTACAATACCGTATCTTGCATTAGTACCATGGATCTTACGAGAAATCTCAACCCAATCTTCTTCGGTAAACATTCCTGGTACATTTTTTGCATTTGGAAATTTATAGTAGATATGAAAGTTTGGATTTTCGGAATACCTAATCTTTTTACCGCTAGCCAATTGAACCTGTTTAACTGGAGGTTCGTATTTCCAAATATCCATTGCATACATCATGTCCTTACCTTCATAGTAGTTTTCCATGAATGGAATATGCTTTAACGGAATCACTAGACATTCAGAATAAACACCACGTAATTTTACAGTACGGACCCTACCACCTTTTCTAAGATAGTTTGTAACATTAAGTTCATCAGAAAGCTTAATTGGAATTACTGCATCGGTTGTTGCAGTAACTACCCAATCATCAACTTTATATTGACCTTTTTGCACAATGCAGTTCCATCCACCAACTACAGCTAATTCAATTTTATCAGCACCTTCAATTGGTTTAATTTCCTTAACTGTTGCAACAAAGCACACTGAATTATTATTTTCCATTTTTGTGTTCGTTTATAAATTTTTTAAGATCTTCTTTTTTCTCATCATTGAATACATCTTCCATTTTAATTTCTTTTACTGGAAGTAGTTGTAATTCAAATCTATTTTTCATTTGTTCCAACTTATCATCGGGTACGCCATGTAAATTTTTACCGCCATGACGATTTTCAACTATTAGAGAAAATACTTGATATCCAAGTTCTTCAGCCAAATCAAAGTAGGCTGACATTTCCCAAGCTTGAGTAAAGGTATTTGATACTACAATAATAGGTTCGCCAGCTTTCATTTCTGCCATTACTGAATGACGACACCAAGCATGAGCTTCACTCAATTTAGTTGCATCAAAGTTATAATTAGAATCCTTATCTACAAAGAACATATCTGCTTCATAGTGCCTGCCGCCTAATTCTTTGGCTAGGGTTGATTTACCACTTCCTGGTAATCCTCTAAGTAAGTATAGTTTCATATTTTTTAAAGTGTGTAATATTGTTGCAGGTCTTCTCGTATTTTAACTGTGCCGTCTGGTAAAAATCGAACCACTGCCTCATGTATTTTAGGAGAGTCTTCATTTTCAAATCTACCATCCATTTCATATAGAACATAGATAGTTTGACCTTCAGCGACTGCCGCTTGAATAAGTGCATCTTTGCTAAGGGTAAGATCAATATCTCCCCACCAAAGTTTTCCAGCGTCAGTGCATACGTTTGCATTAAATATTGCAAAGTTGTTTGGGTTGCGATCTCGATAACCGCTCTTGCTTGCCGAAATCATTCGACCCGAAAAGCCTAGTGCTTCATTTAATAAATTTTCCATCTTTATTGTGTATAGAGTTATTATACTAAAAAGAATTGAGTTAGAGCCTCTCTGTTCTTATTTTAGTCTAAAGATTCGCCGCAACTAGGGCAAAACTTCCAACTAGATTTTTTGATACGTGAGCCGCATCCGCCACAGTAGTTACGTATCTCAGCAACTTCTAATGGTTTTTTTGAAAGTGGTAGGAGTTTTATAATTAAAGTTTCGTTAACCCACCAATTATAAGATCCGTTTTCTTCAGAGAATTTTTGTTTTGAATTAGAACCCTTTTCAATTCTACCTGTTTCAATTGATCCAGCTACTGGCATTGAAACATTGTTGAGAGTGGTTCCACCATAACTTAAATTACCTACTGCACTTGAGCTAGTATAACTTATACCTGAGCCAAGCGAACCTGTACTGGTTCCTGTACAATAGATACTTGGAGTATTAGTAGTTATAGTTGTTCCAGCCCAATTATTTGAATTAATTGTCATTGAATTACCATACCAGTAATTTCCTCTTAAGTTCAGCTCATAGAAAAATTCAACTTTAACTTGTCCATTTTTAGCAATAGCTTCTTTGGATTCTGTAGAGTCTTCAACTTCATATGTTTCAAACTTAAATTTTTTAGCAACATCAAGATAACGCTCAAGGTAAATTCTTTGGCCGGGTCTAATAACTAGACCAGCTTGAGAAATCTCTTTACTGTTAATTGAAATTTTTGCTAGTACTTTGAACTGATGGGGATTAAAAATTTCCAGTTCAAATTGTTGTCCGTCATTTAGGTAGACAGAGTCTTCGTATTGTTTAATACGGTTTTTGTTGCTGGTGATATTCACCGAACAACGCTTTTGTTCTTGTAGTGTATACATTTTAGATTTATATTTTTGCTTACCTCTTTATGACCATGCGATCATTCAAGGGCTATTAACCCGAGGCGAACAAGGAGAGGCTCTAATCTCTCTTCTTCAATATTATTTACTTCTTATTTTTAAAAAGTTTCACAGTTCGGATTAGCTGGGCACAGGTTTCTACAACTGCAAGACACAGCGAAACTCTAATAGCCCAATAAATTGACCAGTGTACATTTTCCAAGTGGTCTAGCGCAATAGTACATAGAGTTACTAGTGAGATTGGAAAAATAAAATTTACCACCACCATTACATAGAATATAAGGTTTAGGATTGAGTGCAGTTTTTCTTTAGAGTTTTCTTTCATTAAAATAGTATTTTGATTGTAATGACAATTATTGCAATAACTGCACCAGTAAATAATACGGCTGTCACTATTGATTCATTGCCTTCAACTTGTTTTTTGCTACGACCTTGATATTCGTTCGGATCCCAGTTTTCCATGTTGCTTTATTTTATTTAACTATACGTCTAGCGTAATCGTTAACCATTGGTCTACCTGTATTATAACAGCCAACCGCCAATGGCCAACTATCATATCTTTTATACAGATATGCCAAAAGTTTCATTGAAATTTGAACATTTAGTTCAAGGTTATTTAGTAATTGTTTCTTGGTTATCGGCTCATCCCAAATAAAATTTGCAGTTGGTACCTGTATCTGCATTGCACCATACGCTGCAGCAGATGAAGTTAGCTTTGGATTGTATTTCCAATCAAATGGACCATGGTAACCTGTTTCTTCCCTTGCCACTCCCATTGCAATATGGAATGGAACATTATATTCATCTGAATATTTCTCTAGATAATAATAAAGAGCTAAACTTGGCGGTGACTTCTCATTGATTGTTCCGCTGCTTAGCTCTTTAGTTGGTTCAGTATTAAATAGTCTCCAAAGAAAACCAAATGCTAATATTCCAGCCAATACAATGAGAGTTTTAAATGAATTTACTCCCATAATTTTAATTTTAGTGGCCAGTAGCATTTACATATGCTTTTTGTGCATATATGTTAAAAATAACACGTCCGATTGAGTCTGAGTAAATTGTATAAACTCCAGTCTTTCTATCGATAATCAATAGCTCTTCCTTTTCATTTACTGCAATCGACGTACTTTTAAGAGATCTAGCTTCTCTCCAAGCTTCACCTTTAACTTTGTTTAAGGCTAATTCGTAATAATAACCAATACAAAATCCTGCGATTAGTGCACTGGCTAAAACTGCAACTGTTCCAATTCTTTTAAGAAGGGCTGTTGCTTTTTCTGTTAGGTGTTGGGCGAAGTTTTTTTGATTTTCCATTCTTTATTTGTTTAGGTGTATCTTTAGTCAATATACCTAGATTATAGTCAGTTTGGTCTTTGTACAATTCCCTAGCCTCAGCTAACAGAACTGGATATGACTGGTCAATTCCTGGAAAATCTCTATCTAAATCTTCAAGAATTTTACCTAAAAGTTGAAGCCTAACGATTGCATAATTTAAGTTATGCTTTAGACCCCATATATGTAAAACATTATTAAATTTCTGTTTAACTGTATCAAGAGGTTCGGTGTGAATCCAACCTTCCATTTCTGGATCTAGGTGGGTCACATTAATCTTTTTGCCAGGAATCCAGTCTGATTTAAGATAAGTTTCAATATTAATTCCTCGGGCTTCAGCTAAATTAGACAATAGGTATTGTTCTATAAAAATCTGATCGCCTGCTCCAATAATAGGTTTCCACTTATCGCTATTTTCAACGATCATTTCTGCATGATACATCCACTCATGGATAAATTCGCTAGCTCCATTACAATACAGCATTGCCGTGTTAACTGCTCTAGGCGACCATTTTTCAACTGGACTCTCTAACTCTGCAACTTTGTATAGGTCATCGCCATTTACATAACCAACTTCTGGATATTTGTCAGCATCGGTTATTTCACCATGGAAAGTTAATATTTGTGCATCAATATTAAAAAAATCTCTAGATTTAATATAGAGATCGGTATCGATCATGCAAAATTTATTAAAGTCTAGTGAAACGTGTTTTGCAATTAGCATTTTAGGATATGCCCAAAATCTATCATCACTTCGCATTAACACCTGTTCATGGTGGATAGTATCAACAAACGAATAGGCATTGTGCAGACCATAGTGAAATAGCTGAGCCTCTCGTTCGGGACTAATATAGAGACCAATTGGGCCAAAGTTTTTTCTCCAATACAGAGCTGACGTTAATTGACATAGTAAATTAACTGATTTAAATATTCCTTCATCTACATCTCCTGAGTAGAATGCATGTACTCCTAATATAGGTTCATTCATAATTTATTAAGCTAATAGCTCATTAATTTTTTCAATAATATCTGCTTGGGATTTTACGCCAACCGATTGGTGTACAGTTTCGCCTGCCTTTAAGTATACCAGGGCAGGAATTGATCTAATTCCATGTAGGGCTGCTGTATCTGGATCTTCATCCGCATTTACTTTAGTGATTTCAACTAAATCGTTTTCGTTAAACTGTTCAGCTACTTTTTCCATAACTGGACCAAATGTTCTACATGGTCCACACCATGGCGCTGAGAAATAAATTACATTAATCATCGTTTTCTTTATTTTATTTTACTCTTAAAACCTGTTTGGATTTTTCTTCTATCCATTCAAACTTTCTATATTTAAAATCCTTCCACTCTTCAAAATCATCTAGCATATCGATAACTTCGGTTGGAATCAGGACAAATCCGTCTGGCGTAGTGCCAGCAAATTTATAATAATTAGTGTCCTTTAATTTTTCTTTGACTAGTGGATTTTCAACCGGTTCATCATATAAACCAGCCTCTTGGTCTAATCGCATCATTTCAGCAAGGATTTTTCCTCGCTCTTCTTTAGTAAGCTCCTCTGACATTTAGTTGAGGTTATTTTTGGTACCGACGGCCGGAATCGAACCGGCACGGGCATTACTGCCCAAGAGATTTTAAGTCTCTCATGTCTACCTGTTTCATCACGTCGGCATAACTAAGTTATTATACTACGTTTGTTAACTGGGTTATCTTCCTTAGATAAATATTTATAGAAATAACTAATTATTAATGGGACAAAACATTAGAGACTTTAAGTCATGGCAAAGATTAAATGAAGACACTTCATTTTTAGGATGGATTGGCGATCTTGCAACATCGGCATTTACCGGAAAGGCAGTTGAGCCTGCACCAAGTTCAGTAACTTCAATTGCAGAACCTGGATCAACCGCAGCTGCAGTTATAGATAAGACTGCTTCTGCCCTAGGTATAAAGACTGATACTAAAGCTGATGATAAAGAAAAATCTAAATCAGATTCTGCTAAGTCGTCTACTAAATTTAAAAAGTTTGACAAGAAAATTCCAGCAGAAAACGTCTTAGCGCTTGAGGCTGCAATGGAAAGACATGGAATTACAAATGACTTTGCAAGAAAAGCAATTCTTGGTGTAATTTCAAAAGAAAGTTCAAACTTAACTCCAGAAGGGGACTATAGTAATACTTCAAATTCAAGAATCAGAGAAGTATATGGTGCAAGAGTAGCAGATCTTTCCGATAGTCAACTTACTGCACTAAAAGAAGAGCCTACTAAATTTTGGGATAGAGTATATGGAGTAGACGATCCAACTGGTCGTGGTGTAAAATACGGCAATACTCAACCTGGCGATGGGGCTAGATATAGAGGTCGTGGATTTAACCAAATAACATTTAAGGCTAACTATAAAAAACTGCAAGACCTATTTGATAAAATGGGTAAGCTTAAAGCTGGTACTGAAATTAATATTGTTGAGGAACCTGAATTACTAGAAGATCCAAATATTGCAGCTGAATTTGCAATGTTGTACTTTATTAATAGTTTTAAAGGAAAGGGTAAAGACCTAAACTCCTACAATAATTTAGAATCTGCTGTTACTGACTATGTTCAAGCCAATGCTGGATGGGGTACAGATATTCGTGCCGGCCATAGTGCAAGAGGTTATGCAAGAGCACTAGACTATGCATCAACTATTGCATAACTTATAATAAACTAGATAAACACAGAAAGCCGCTAATTGCGGCTTTTTCTTTTTAGTAGCGGGGGCCAGACTCGAACTGACGACCTTTGGGTTATGAGCCCAACGAGCTACCGGCTGCTCTACCCCGCGATATAATATTTTCAAGATGTGATTGTTGGAAAGTAAAAAAACGCTGAGATTATACGTTTTAACGTTAGATCTTTACATAGGATTATTGTTTCCCTACTTATCCAGAGACTTTTGATCTCTATTCTAACAGTGCCGGTTTTTTAGGTGTACCACTCCTTGAGCTGCGGGTTTGAACTACTCTCCTCATATTATATCTACCAGAATCTGCCGATCCCGTTAACCCTTGCGAGGCTATAGATTTTTCTGAGAACTCGTATTGGACTTGCGATCCTCTACGGCAACTGACAACCAGTTACTAGGTAGGCACCTTTCGTTCGCAGCTGACGAGCGCTTAAGCTTTGTTTTTTGGGTTGGATTAGTTATTCACCAATAGAACTTTATTCCAAAGTTTTTGACTCTGTGGATTATGAAAGTAGTGGCTCGTCATTAGGCCAACCCCGATTTTGTCAGGGTCGATACTTAACTACTCTCTGAGATATCCCTACCTCAATTTTTCCGGATTCCTCTTAACTGCAGCCTTGGTAGACTGATGATAAGGTTAGTAACAGCACCGTCTGTACACCAACTTGTCTTTCGACTTTAAGGTTCCCATTAAATTGGAGTTCGCAATCATGGAGTCGGATGAGTCCACTCCTTGCAAATATCCTACAGGTTAATCTTATTGAGGTTCCCCTCTCAACTAAACGACCCACATCGCCTAGTCAGCATTCCATTTCTCCTACAGTGTTACCCTCAGATACTCAGGACTTCTGATATCCTGCTTGCCTACTTGAGTTCCTTGCGAAACCGCAGAGCCGATAAGTCTTATAGCTCCACTTTATATCTGTTTCCAGATTTATTTAACGATCATAGGCGACCGTGTTGCAACCTAGCAAGCTAGGCTACATATATCAATAAAATTCAAAGAACTTATTTTGTGTTTACTTATTTATTATACCTACTTTATTCTATATCGGTTTAATAAAAGTAAAAAAAAAATTAAGGGTTTGAAAAGAGATCCGAAAAAATTTTCGCTGAAAGATTGTTGTGTTTTGACTTGCCCATTTTTGAATTACTTGAATCTTGAACTTTGAATTCAGTGTCTTCGTCTTAACATCGATTGGATAGCTAGTATGTAAGAAATAGCTTGTGGCCATTTGTTGCTACCGATCCCCCTTCACTCTTTTCTCTCCCCTATATTTTAAATTTTGGTTTTTGCATTGTGAGCTTCTAACTCCTCTTGCAACATCTCGATTTGAGACTCCAATTTTTCAATCCACTGGTCTTTCTCAACAATTGAGATTTGTGTAGTGTATTTTACTGGAGCATCCATTCGATATGATTGGTGCATTCCTTCTTTGCAATCCAAACTTTTCAATTTAGAAACCAAAGATTTTAGTTCAGCCAATTTAAAGATTTTATCATAAACCTTTGAGTTAGCTTTGTGAATAGCTGTTTTTAGGGCAACTAATTCATCAACCGACGCCATTGCTTTTTCCAACGCTTCTCTTGCATCATAAGGACGTGTAGTTCCTTCTTGAATCGAGTTGTACGCCGAAACATGCGAAATGTACTCATTAGTTTTTGAAACTAATTTGTTTTTCTGTTTAAGTGCTTTTGTGATATTCATGTTTTATTGTATTACTTAGTTAATAATAGTTTTTAATATACCTAAAAACTTTTTGAGCGAATAGACAGAATCGAACTGTCGTCTCCAACTTGGAAGGATGGAGTAATAACCACTATACGATATTCGCAGCTTTGGGCAGGATCAGAGGCCTTCTGCCTGCCGGGACCTCGTCGTTAACTTTCGTCAGAGCGTACCGAGACACTGTTGTAGTCAGGACAGGATTCGAACCTATTCCAGCTTTGCCATAAAGAGTCAGCCTAACTGTACTCAACCTTGGGGAGGTGCCTCCAACCAATGGACTCCTAACTAGTTGCGGTCCCACCGGGAATCGAACCCGGCATACCGCCGTGACAGGGCGGCGTTATAGCCGATTAACTACAGGACCAATTGTGTAGCCCCACCGGGAGTCGAACCCGACTTTCCAGGATGAAAACCTGGCGTCCTAACCGATAGACGATGGGGCCAAAAAACAAATCTTGCATGCTCACCATGCTTGTGGATTTGATTGAACATAGTTTACTGTTCACCTGGTGTAAGTGCACTACAGAGCAGGGTCCATCACATAATACCTTGGGTCATGTATACTTCATTGGGTAATTACTCCCACGAAGCCAAGGTCTCTTTCAACGGTGCTAACCCGTCTTATGTAAGATTTGTAGTGGAGGTGACAGGAATCGAACCTGCGACCCTCTGCGTGCAAGGCAGATGCTCTAGCCAACTGAGCTACACCCCCATCTCCGATCCTTATTTATAGTCTCGACCGGAGTAGACTTAGTTGAATTTTAAAAAATTCAATAGGTTAAGCGTTGTTCTTAGCCGAAACTTCAGCTCTAACATCTTGTGCTAGACTTTTGATAGTTTGCATGGCTTTACGAACTCTCGTTCCAGCTGATTTGTTTCCGCTTTCGAAAAACTTTACTGCATCTGCTTGAACCGCGTCAAGTGTTGCTTGGATTTGTGCTAATGTTTGCATAGGTATACTTTATTTAAATTATTAATTATAGTTATTATACTATAAACAGGTTAATAATTGTATTGAGCCTCCTGTCGGAATCGAACCAACGACCTACTGATTACAAATCAGTTGCTCTACCAGCTGAGCTAAGGAGGCAAATAGGTGAAGTGTGACGTCTACTTGATTTATAGTAACCATCTATAAACTAAGGGTTCTCTTCACCATTGTGGATATAAGCTACTTGCCTACTCTTGGACTTCCACAAGCCCCATGTTGTCCCGCAAGGATTCGAACCTCGATTATCTGGACCAAAACCAGATGTGCTGCCTTTACACCACAGGACAGTGTACTTTCCAATATGTCAAAGACCTTTTTGTGGGAGCAGGTGGACTCGAACCACCGAACTCGAATGAGGAGGGATTTACAGTCCCTGGCAATTGCCGCTATGCGATACTCCCAATTATTATTTTCTAGGCTTTTTTGTAATTACTTCATCAATAATTCCATATGCCTTGGCCTCTTCTGCATTTAACCAAAAGTCTCGAGTTGCATCCCGTTTTACCTGTTCTGGATCTTTATCACAATATCCACCTAGTAAAACAAACAACTCAGCATTTACCTTTTGCCACTCTTGCATATCGATTTCAGCATCTTGGATATTTCCGCTAAAACCGCCTGAAGACTGATGCAACATTGTAGTTGAGTGTTTTAGTGAGGAGCGCTTTCCTTTTGTTCCTGCTCCTAACAACACTGATCCCATTGATGCAGCCATTCCAGTATTAACTGTTTTGATATCGCAGTTAATATAGTCCATTACATCTACCATTGAAAGACCACTCTTAACGCTTCCGCCTGGACTATCAATATGCATTGTAATATCTAATCCATCAACTGAATCCAAAAACATTAGCTGAGCTTGAACAATAGTCGACATATGATCGTTGACTGGCCCGGCTACCCAAATTAATCTTTCCATCATTAATCTGGAAAAAATATCCATTTGAGTTGCACGTAATTCGCGCTCTTCTAAAATATAAGGAGTCATTGACGACTCAATCTGTTTTTGATGGTAGTGCATATTCAGTGAAGAAATGCCATGCTTACTCATCGCGTATTTTTCAAATTCGTTTCTCATACAGTTATTATACTAATTTAATTATACTATGTACTTTCTGTAGGATTCGAACCTACGACCCTCTCGGTGTAAACGAGATGCTCTAAACCAACTGAGCTAAGAAAGCATGCATGTAAGTAGAATTCGACCTCCTTTGCATAGGCGTAATTGGGAGGAATACTGAACTCGCCATTTCTATATTCTACTTACATTTGTGATCCCGGATGGACTCGAACCATCGACTCCCTCATTAAAAGTGAGGTGCTCTAGCCAACTGAGCTACGAGATCATTTTTGTTGCGGGACCCGGACTCGAACCGGGGACTTCAGCTTATGAGACTGACGAGATAACCATCTTCTACACATCCCGCAATATTGGCGTCCCGGGCAGGATTCGAACCTGCGACCACTCGATTAACAGTCGAGAGCTCTACCGCTGAGCTACCAAGACATTTTGCACACCTGAAAGGATTCGAACCTCTAACCGCGGTTTTGGAGACCGACATGATACCATTTCACCACAGGCATGTATGTTGAGTACAAGGTTGGAATCGAACCAACACCAATAGTTTTGCAGACTATCCGACCACCACGATCATCCTGTACCTATAGTAGTTCCTAAAGGACTCGAACCCTTATCTCTTGATCCGTAGTCAAGTGTTCTATCCATTGAACTAAGAAACTATAAGTCGAACTGGATGGACTCGAACCATCGACCACTCGCGTATCAGGCGAGTGCTCTAACCAACTGAGCTACAGTTCGATTGAATTAGAGCAAATATAAAACAAATATTTGACACTAAAAAATTTTTATTCACTTTTTTTCCAATCTTTTTCTTCTCCTAATCTGATAGGAACAAAGAGGGCAAATCCATTATCATCTTCGAAATGATTGCAAGTATCAATATAAGTGTTACCGAACTTATATCGCCAGTATTCAAACTCTTGCAGGTCTGCATTCCATTTTGCAGTAGTGGCATTACGTGTATCGCCAATATAAACTTGACCGTGGATCAGGTCGCGTTTTGGAATTGCACCTCTTTGTATAAGTTTAGGAATATAAAAGTTTTTATATTCTTCGGGCTCTGCTCTAGGAATAGTTGGAACTTCATGTGGCTCCTTAAATGGAGTAGTTTCAG